ACCGGCAATAAGTACTTGGCCTGTCCAGAAGACTTCCTGTCGGTATACAGCCTTGCTATATATCCGTACAACTCCACAACGGCCACCGGCACGGCTGGTGCTAAAACTATCGTGGTAGCCAGTACAACTGGCATAGCGGTCGGCCAGCAGGTCACAGGCACAAACATTGGCACTAACGCCATCGTTCGCAGCATCAGCGGAACAACAATCACTTTAACTGTAGCCAACAGCGGGGCTGTGTCCACTACGGTCATCTTCCAAGGCGACTACCTGTACCTCCTGAACAAAGATGTGAACTTCGTGCGCGAGGCATATCCTTTGAGTGCACATCAGTCTGAGCCTAAGCACTACGCTATCTTTGGCCCGCAGTCAGCTAACGTCAATGAACTGTCGTTCATCCTTGGCCCTACGCCTAATGCCAATTACTACGCAGAACTGCATTATTACTATTACCCAGAATCTATCGTTACCGCCCTGACCACATGGCTGGGTGATAACTTTGACTCTGCATTGCTGTATGGCACTCTGGCAGAGGCAGGAACATACATGAAGAGCGCACCGGAAGACGGCATGTACAAGGTGTACCAAGAACGGTACGTTCAGGCTATTGCGCTTCTCAAGAACTTGGGTGACGGCAAGCAACGTGCTGACGCTTATCGTGATGGTCAGATTAGGGTTCCTGTAGCATGAGCATCCTCCAAACCCAGACGACTAGCTTTAAGACAGAGCTTTATACAGCCGTCCACAACCTATCCACGGATACGCTGAAGATCGCCCTGTACACGGCCAGTGCTGATTTAAACGAGGCAACCACTGTTTACACGACCACAGGCGAGGTTACGGGAACTGGCTACGTTGCAGGCGGCGTGGCCTTGACTGGCGTAACCATTAGCTCCTCTGGGTATACAGCTTTTGTAGACTTTGCCGATGTGGTGTTTAACGCATCTGTTACGGCTCGTTGTGCCTTGATCTACAACGTTACTCAGGGTAACAAATCCATTGCTGTGTTGGACTTTGGGTCTGACAAAACATCTACCAATTTCACCATCACAATGCCTGCTAACACAGCGACAGCAGCATTGATCCGTTCTTCTAATTAAGGAGCCTCACATGAGCTTGGACAAAATCACCGCTACCGATCAAGTAGCAGCAATTACAAAATACAACACCATGCCTTCTGACGAGATGGCTATCCACGGTACATACCATGCTATCTGCTACAGCATTGATGGCTTTATCAAGTGGGACGAACCTATTCAAAACTTGGTAACAACTGTTGGTAAGAACTTGACCTTGGACACTATCCTTGGCAACTCAGCCGCTGGCGCAGTTGTGATGGGCTTGAAGGGTGTGGGTTCTGCTAACGTTGCTGATACACAAGCATCCCACGCAGGCTGGTTAGAAGTGGGTGGCACTAACGCTCCTGCATATTCTGGCAACCGTCCTACGCCTTCATTTGCTTCTGCCGCCGCTTCTAGCAAGGCTACATCTTCTGCCGTGTCATTCTCCATGACCAGCACGGGTACTGTAGCGGGTTGCTTTATCAACATTGGCGGTAGCGCAACTAAAGATTCAACCACTGGCACATTGTTCTCTGCTGGTGATTTTTCTAGTTCTAAGGCTGTTGTTAATGGTGACACGATTGCGGTTACGTACACATTGACATTGACCTAATATGGCAAACGGGTGGGGCGATAATGCTTGGGGCGATCTAGGCTGGGGTGGTGAAACCACCTATGAGGTCAGCGTCACCGAGTCATTAACGAACGGCTCATCTTGGGGACAAGATACTTGGGGTTCTGGGTCGTGGAACGGCACGGCAGGTATTCAGGATATTCAGACTGTCGTTGTCACGTTGAATGTGGCGGTAAGTGAGACAGCGGGAATAGCGGATGCTGAGTCTGTTCTGGTTGCGTATGCGGATACTGTTGCTGAAATTGTGGCAATTGCTGATGTAAACGAGGCAATAACCAGCTACAACGTCAGTGTGGCAGATAGCCAGACCATTACAGATGACGAGGCCGCGCAGACAAGTTACACAGAAAGTGTTGCGGATTCGTTAGGGATTGTGAGTGTAGAAGAAGTAGTTGCTACATTCTTGGGTAATATATCGGAGTCGATTGCAATAGCAGAAGCACAGGTGGCTGTGCTGATTATGACCATCGTAGAGTCGATGGCTATTGAAGAAGGAACGACTGTAGGTACGTTTTACCAAGAGTTTTTAACTGAGTCTGCGGTAATCGTTGAGACAAATGGCGGGATTGCAAATTACAATTTGAGCGTGTCGGATACGATGGCATTGACAGAAATAAACGGTGGACGTTACTTGTGGGAAATTATTGATGACACGCAAGGCGTAAACTGGCAAAATATCAGCAATCCGCAAACACCGGGCTGGGGTGCTGTTGATACAACGGAATCGCCCGGTTGGACAGTAATTTCTACTCAGTAGGAGCAATAAATGGCAAAGACATCCCTTATAGGTCTAACCCTTCCGGCAACAGGTACGCTGTCCGGTCAGTGGGGTGACACCATCAATAACGCCATCTCGCAGATTGTGGATGTTGCCGTTGCTGGAACTCAAACAATTTCTGCGGATGCAGACATTACGCTGACTGTTACTGAAGGCACATACGCAAGTACAGGTCTGACAGCCAATAGCTCTCAGTACGCAGTGATCCTATGGACTGCTGGCGGTACAGTTACCCGCACAATCACAGTCCCTGCACAGTCTAAAACTTATGTGGTGATTAACAAAACATCCAGTACTCAGTCAATTACCATTCAAGGTGTGACTGGTACAGGCGTTACTGTAGCGGCTGGTACACGGGCTATTGTGGCTTGGGACGGTACTAACTTTGTTAATGTGGGCGGTGGCTCTGCGGCTGGCTCCAATACTCAGGTTCAGTTTAATAGCTCTGGCGCTTTTGGTGCTTCTGCTAACTTGACTTTTGACGGTACAACGCTGACAGCCAATGACATCATTGATTCTTCACTGACAGCCAGCAAGCCTGTATTTACAAACGGCAGTAAGAACTTGGTGTCTACTGGAACTCTTGGTGTAGACCAAGGCGGTACAGGTCTAACCACGCTGACTGCTAACAACGTCATTCTGGGTAACGGCACTTCAACACCAACTTTTGTTGCCCCCAGTACTGCTGGTAATGTGTTGACATCTAATGGTACAACTTGGGCATCAACAACCCCAGCCGCTACTGGCGCTACTCGCGGTCAAGCAGTGGCAATGGCTCTCGTCTTTGGCTTTTAAGGAAACATCATGGCAAATCCAAATATTGCTGGCAGTTCAACCACGATTTACGGTGTAACTACCTATCTAACACCCGGCGGTACATCTGCCGTGGTTCTTCTTCCTAATGCTGCTTCTAGCGGTCAAGTGATGAAGATCAACCAGATCGTGGCTGCTAACGTCAGCGGCTCTGCGGCAGTAAATACAACTGTGTCTATCTACACTAACGGCGCTCAATCTCAAGGCTCTGCTCCATCTAGCGGAACGGCCTTCCCGATTGCTTCTACAGTGTCTGTGCCTGTTGGTGCATCTTTAATTGTTGTGGATAAAACATCAGCTTTGTATCTGATGGAAGGCACATCAATCACTGTTACATCCGGCACAGCCAGCGGCATTACTTACAGCATCAGCTACGAACTCATAGCGTAAAGGGAGGCTGATATGTCTCTTGATAGAGTTGGCGGCATTCTTTCTGTCGGGCTTGACGGCATCAATTCACCTGTCACAGCGGTGGAGTACCTTGTCGTGGCTGGCGGGGGTGGTGGTGGATCGGAAAACTATAACTCTGGTTGCGGTGGTGGAGGTGGCGCAGGTGGCTTTTTGACTGCTCAAGGTTATCCCGTGGCTATGGGTACTTCTATTACTGTTACTGTTGGTGCTGGAGGCGCTGGTGCGCCAAACACTTCGGTAGCGGCTGTTCAAGGTGCTAGTTCAGTTTTTGGCAACATTACGGCTATTGGTGGCGGTTATGGCGGAGGAGGCGGTTCTGCGGGTACAACGCCCGGCGGCGCAGGCGGGTCTGGCGGTGGCGCAGGATGGTTTGCTGGTGGAGCAAAAACCCTCGGTCAAGGAAACGATGGCGCATCATTTACTAATGGATTTAGTGGGACTTTGTATTGGGGCGGTGGTGGTGGTGGCGCTGGAAGCGTTGGAACTTCTGAAAATACTACTCCATTTGGCTATTCAGGAGGAACAGGGGCTGTTTCATCAATAACAGGATCACCGATTCAATACGCTGGTGGTGGTGCTGGTGGGGTTTATGATCCAAATAACCTTGGGTTTAAAACTATAGGTGGCGGTGGTGGTGGCGGAAATGGCGGAAGCGGCACTGGTTCTGGCGCAATACGTTTTCAAGCTACAAGCGGTGTTCCCAACACCGGTGGAGGTGGCGGTGGTTCTGGAAACTTCGCTTCTTCTAAAGTCGGAGCCGCAGGCGGTTCTGGCATAGTCATCATCCGCTACCCTTCATACCAAGCCCCAGCTACATCAACAACAGGTGGGCCTGAAATGTACGTTGCAGGCGCATGGCGCGTGTACAAATTTGTTGCCTCTGGCACTATCACATTCTGAGGTTTTATGGCAAACGGTTTATTTAATCTCAAACAGGTCATGCAAGCTGTTCAACAAGGTGGATGGCCTGCTCAAAAAACTCCCGCAGTTGAATACTTAGTTGTTGCTGGTGGAGGTGGTGGCGGTTCGGCTAATAGTGGCGGTGGCGGTGCTGGTGGTTTACTTACAGGCACTGACCCTGTGCCAAATGAACAAACTTTATTAGTTACTGTTGGCGGTGGCGGTGCTGGTGGAATTTATACCGGCGGAAGCTACACCAACCCTGCTGCTGGGCAAAGCTCTGTTTTTGGTTTAATCAGCACTACTGGAGGCGGTACTGGTGGGCCTTCATCATTGGGAACTGTTTCTGAAGGTGGCTCTGGCGGGTCAGGCGGCGGCGGCGGAACATTTGCTACGTTTAATGGAAACAACATTAGTGGTCAAGGTAACGCTGGCGGGTTTGGTGGTGACAATAATAACTGGACTGGTTCTGGCGGCGGCGGTGCTGGCACTGTAGGTCTTAGTACATGGACTGGCGGCACAGCAGTGCCCGGAGTTGGGGGCGCAGGTATTGCGTCAGCTATTTCTGGTACTTTAACCGCTTATGCTGGCGGTGGCGGTGGTGGTGGTCGCTATGGGGGGCAATGCACTGGTGGTGCTGGCGGAGGTGGTGCTGGTAATGCGGGCACAGCACCTTATACAGGTACTAACGGATCTCCAAACACAGGCGGTGGTGGTGGTGGCGGAGGGGTAGGTGGTGCTACTGCTACTGGCGGCACAGGCGGCTCTGGCATTGTCATTGTTTCATACCCAGACGTATATGCGGCGGCAACAACAGTCAATGCAACTGCAACTACAAGTGGGTCGGGTAGCTTATACCCAAATGGCGCAGGTACTCTACAGTCTCAAACTACCGCGCCTTCGCAGTCTGGAGATTTCACACTAGAGTGCTGGATGAATTATTCAACCACATCAAGTTACAGATTGTTTGCGGGTACAGCTACTGGTGCAAATTATGTTGGTTTGTACACTGGAAATTTTGTTGTCAATAGTTCAACAACAGGTGTAGAAAGACAAATCGCCATTTCAGGTGGAGCGCCAGCAATAAATACATGGTTTCATTATTGCTTGATAAGGTCTGGGTCAACGATTTATGGGTTTATAAACGGCGTTTTGCAAGGGTCGGTAGCTTTTACTGACGTTCTGTTTGCAACAGGTTTTTTACAAGTTTGTGGTTACACCGCTACTTATCAATTTCCCGGCTACGTCTCTAATTTAAGATTAACCAACACGGTTGTTTATTCATTGGCTGGGTTTACCGTTCCAACAGGCCCTCTTGCAAATGTTACAGGAACTGCACTTTTGATGAATACAGCATCTGGCGCTCCCTACTTGGACGCTTCTTCAAACGCTTATGCGTTTTTTACGTCTTCGGGAACACAGCCACTTTGGAACCAAGAGTCTCCATTTGTTACTGGTGCAGGCTACAAAAACCGTGTGTACACTTGGACAACCAGTGGTTCAATCACCTTCTAAGGAATAGACATGAGTAATAGATTAGGTGGTTTTATTGCAGGGCAGAACACCAATGTGTCGATTGGTACGTTCACGGCTGTAACTTCACCGACTTTTACCTTTACTTCAACAACGGCAACGCCTGCTGTGGGTCAGGCTGTGCAATTCACGACCACTGGCACTTTGCCTACAGGCTTGTCTACAAATACAACATACTACGTTATCAGCACAAGCACAAACACTTGCCAATTCTCCACAACGCTTGGCGGGTCTGCTGTCACGTTCACAAATAGTTCAGGTTCTGGTACTCACACTGCCGTAACCCAACGCGCATTTAATCCCTATGCTGGCGCTCCTAATACGGTTGAGTACTTGGTAGTCGCTGGTGGTGGTTCTGGCGGTGCTGGTAATGGCGGAGGCGGAGGTGGCGGTGCAGGAGGTTTGCTTACTGCTTCACAATACCTTGTTGCCGCAGGCTCTGCTTTAACTGTGACTATTGGCGCTGGTGGTGCTGGCGTTAGTGCTTCTGGAACAAGCGGCTCAAACTCTGTATTTAGCGGTATTACCGCAACTGGCGGCGGTCGAGGCGCTTACTATGCCGAGTCTCAAGCATCGTTAAGCGGTGGTTCAGGCGGCGGTGGAAACACACAATCATCTTATGGATTAGGCACAGCAGGTCAAGGTAACGATGGTGGAATACCATTAGTTTTGGCTGGAGGTGGTGGAGGAGGTGGTGCAGGGTCGCAAGGCACTTCTAGCAACTCGCCTACTCCTTTTTCTGGTAACGGCGGCGCAGGACTCTGTTCAACCATTACAGGCGCAAGAGTTTTTTATGCTGGTGGCGGTGGCGCAGGTGCGCAAACATCGGGTGCTGGTTTAGGGTGCGCTGGTGGTGGCAATGGTGGTAATAATTCTGTTGGTTTATCAGCAACCGCTAACACAGGTTCTGGCGGCGGTGGTGGCGGTAACAGTAGCAATGCTGGTGGTAATGGCGCTTCTGGCATCGTTATTGTTCGTTACCCACAAATCAATTCTGCGCCAGCTTTGGTGACAGGTTCCCCTCAAGTAAACTATAGTGACGGTTATCAAATTTACACTTGGACTTCTTCTGGTTCAATCATTTTCTAAGGAGCAACTATGAGCCATTTCGCAAAAGTAGAGAACGGTGTAGTGACGCAAGTCATCGTCATCGAGCAGGACGTTTTAAACCTTGGTCACTGGGGCGACCCAGCATCTTGGGTTCAGACAAGTTACAACACCTCTGGCGGCGTACACCGTCTAGGCGGCACACCCCTGCGTAAAAACTACGCTGGTATTGGTTACACATACGACTCAGGTCGTGATGCGTTTATTCCCCCCAAGCCGTTTGCGTCTTGGACTTTGAATGAAGACACTTGTCATTGGAGTCCTCCCACACCTATGCCTGTTGAGGAAGGCAAGTTCTTCCAATGGAACGAAGAAACAACTTCTTGGGTTGAAATAACACTTCCAACACCAGAAACACCAGCTTAATCGGAGCAAGAGATGCCAACATACAGCGGAATGTGGACACTGAGTCAAGTCAGTCAGGCGGTCAAAAACCTGAATTGGACAGGCATTCCTCCGTCTGTCATTGAGTATTTGGTAGTTGCTGGTGGTGGTTCAGGCGGTGGTGGATTCTATGGCGGTGGTGGGGGCGCAGGCGGCTTGCTTCAAGGCTATGCAGGCATCACTCTTGGCGCTTCTTACTTTGTTACTGTAGGTGGTGGTGGAGCGGCGGTTGGTGCAGGTATATACGGCAACCCCGGCTTCAACTCCGTTTTTGATTCCACAACCTCTCTTGCATACACGGGGCGTATTGTTGCCACTGGAGGTGGTTACGGTGGTGGCGGCAAACAAATAAGCGCCGCCTATGGTGTTGGCGGTAATGGCGGTTCTGGTGGCGGCGGTAGTGAATATGCTGGCGGTGTTGGCGGTGGCATAGGCATATCAGGACAGGGAAATAACGGCGGAAGTATTTACGGCGGCGGCGGTGGAGCTGGGTCTGCGGGTCTAGGCTATTTTGGTGGCAACGGTGGATCGGGCATTGCGTCAGCCATCTCTGGAACCGTAACTACTTATGCTGGTGGTGGTGGCATGGGCGTGGAAGGCACATCCCCAATATCTTATGGTGGTGCGGGTGGTGGTGGTCGTGGCGCTAAGTCTACTACTACAGACGCAACCGCTGGAACTGCAAACACAGGCGGCGGTGGTGGCGGAGCATCTGAAAACGTAACTTCCACAGCTACTGGTGCCGCAGGCGGTTCAGGCATAGTCATTCTTCGCTACCCCGGCTCAATTCAATATTTTACTGGTGGCACAGTAGCTTATGCCGCTGGTCATGTCGTTCATACGTTTACATCTTCAGGCACATTGGCACCTACTACGCCAACAGATTTGCTTGGTGCAAACACAATTGTATTTTTCTCGTCCAACACATGGACAGCCCCTGTTGGCGCAACACAGGTTCAATACTTGGTAGTTGCTGGTGGTGGTGGTGGCGGTGCGGGATACTACGGCGGTGGTGGCGGTGCGGGTGGTTATAAGACAGCCACAGGATTCTCAGTAACTGCTGGTACTACTTACATTATTTCTGTAGGTGCGGGTGGTTTGGGTTCTACTCTTGAAACTTTAAATGGAGCTAATGGGACAGACTCTTCCTTCAGTTCTATCACTTCTACGGGCGGGGGCGGCGGCGCATCGCGAAGCACCACTAACGGATCGGCTGGTGGTTCGGGTGGTGGCGCAAGTAAGAACAATAATGTTGGAGGTGCGGCTTCACCAGCAGGTCAAGGATTTGCTGGTGGTGATACTAGTAGCATCCAATACGGCTCTGGCGGTGGTGGTGCAGGCGCTATTGGCGCTAGTAATGTTGAGGGTGCTATATCCCCCGGAGGTGTTGGTCTAGCTTCTTCCATTACAGGAACATCTATCTATTACGCAGGCGGCGGTGGAGGTGGTAAAGACGGTGTGACATCCGCAGGTGGTTTAGGTGGTGGCGGATCAGGCGGTACTGGGAATACTGTTTTGCCGACTTCTGGATCGACAAACACTGGTGGTGGAGGTGGAGGCGGTTCAGGTACAACACCTAACCCCACTTACAAAGGCGCTAACGGCGGCTCTGGCATCGTAATCATCAAGTGGAGCTAACCATGTGGGACTGGGCTGAAGCATTCATTGCCGCAGCCTGTCTAGTGGCCTTTGTCATCTTTGGCACGTACATAATTGCATGGACTTTGGTGTGATGAATGCGTTGGCTCATACTGTTACTGCTGTTGGGGCTAGTTGGGGCCGTAGCCAAGAATGGTTGCCATGTGCGCGAGTTCTATGGAATTGGCTACACAATTCACAACCCATCCGAGCGCCATCAGCAAATGATCGCTTGGCTAAAGAACAACGCACAGTATTGCAAATCCGAAGATTATGTGGTTATTTGGAACAACCTGCCTATGTGGGCGGGTACAGCAGATTCGGCAGAAGCCCGATCTTTAATTTTGCGTGGTTATGAAGAAGCGATTAAACGTGAAAAGAAATGATTCAGCTTCACAAATGGTTTCCGTTTGTGCATCCCAGTCCCTACGATGTACGAGCAATAGCCCATGAGAAAAGAGCCGAGCGACTTGAGTATGAATACAAACTGGCGTTAGAAGCCAAAAAGATAGAGAAGGCAGTTGACGCACTTGAAATTGAGTTGTACAACAAACGGGCGCGGCAACGAACAATTGAGTTGGAAATATTTAATAGCACAAGATATTTTGACAAATACGTATGACCAAGAAACCAATAGTCAGACCAGTCAGGAAGCCGCAGATGGAAACAAAAGAAAAGTTGACGCTGTGGGTAACCTTGATGGTCAGCACCACCCTGTGCATCTCCGTATTGGCCATGGTAACCGCCTTTATGTTGGGTCTGTGGGCCAAGGAAGTGGACAACGCCGAGATTTTCAAAATGATTTCACCCGCTTTTTCTACTCTTATCGGCGGCATGATTGGGTTCCTGTCTGGTATCAAACTCATGCAGAATGAAGACACTAAACCAAAGGACAAATAATGGCGCAGTTTGAACCAGCCTTTGAACTCATGATGCAAGACGAGGGCGGCTACGTCCTCCACGAAGTACCCGGCGACACGGGCGGTATGACCTACGCTGGTATTGCTAGGAACAAAAACCCTCAGTGGCCCGGTTGGGCGCTGGTGGACAAGAAAGAGTTTGGCGGCTCTTTAACACCTATGGTGCGTGAGTTCTACCGTACAGAGTTTTGGGACAAAATGCGTGGTAATGAGATTTCAAACCAAGACGTAGCAAACACCATCTTTAACTTTGGCGTAAACGCAGGTATGGGCATGGCTGTAAAGCTGGCCCAGCTTGTGGTTGGGGCTACCCCTGACGGCGGTATCGGGGCAAAGACCATTGAGCGACTCAACCAGATTCCTGATGGCCAGCGGTTTAAGGAGCAGTATGCCTTGGCTAAGATTGCCCGTTACGTTGAGATATGCAATAAGAACCCCGTGCAGGTCAAGTTCCTCAAAGGTTGGCTAAACCGCACATTGAAAGGTTTGAAATGAGCTTGCTTGCCGTTGGATCAATTATTGAAGCTGTTGGTAAAGTTGCTGGTGATCTGGTCACTACCGACAAAGAACGCATGGAAATGGAGATTGAGCAGCGTAAGCTTGATCTTGAAGAGAAGCGCATCGACCAAGCCACAGACCTAGCCCAGATAGAGGTTAACAAGATTGAAGCTGCATCATCCAGTGTGTTTGTTTCAGGCTGGCGACCTGCCATTGGGTGGATCGGTGTAGCTGCTATGGGCTATCAGTTTTTGCTGTATCCACTGTTCCAGTGGTGCTGGAAATATTTGCAAGCTATGGGCTGGGTTCCTCTTGGTATGGATCCCCCGCCAGTACTAGACGCAGACCAACTTTGGGTGATATTATCAGGCATCTTGGGCATTGCCGGTATGCGTTCTTTTGAGAAGACCAAAGGCGTTGCCAGTAAATAAAGGTGGCTCATGGCGCTTAAAAAACTTATATTGAAGCCGGGCATTAACCGGGAGAACACCCGTTATGCCAACGAGAACGGTTGGTATGAGTCCGACAAAGTGCGGTTTCGCCAAGGTACGCCTGAAAAGATCGGTGGCTGGGCACGTATTTCAGTGTCTTATTTTCAAGGTGTATGCCGTTCTTTGTGGAACTGGATTACGCTTGAGAATTTGAACCTAATTGGTGTAGGTACTAACCTTAAGTTTTACCTTGAGAATGGTGGCGATTATTACGACATTACGCCAATCCGTGCGGCAGCTGTACTAAGCAATCCTTTTACTACCACCAATACAAGCACCACGGTTTTAGTCACTGATTCAGCGCATGGCGCGGCTAATGGAGACTTTGTAAGCTTTAGCAATGTAGCTACTGTTGGTGGTTTAAACCTAAACAATGAATATCAGATTACTCTAATTGACGCAGATACTTACAACATTACAGCGGCTTCTGCGGCTTCATCTACTGCAACCGGCGGCGGCACTACAGTGTCTGCTGTCTACCAGATTAACACTGGCGTAGCTTACGAAACCCCGCAAACAGGATGGGGCGCAGGTTCTTGGGGGTCTGGCACTTGGGGCTTTAGCGGTACAAGTAACGCTGCTTTGCGTCTGTGGAGTCAGAATAACTTTGGTGAAGACTTAATATATGGTTTCCGTGGCGGCCCTATTTACTACTGGGATGCTTCGTTTGGTCTGTCACCAGCATCATTTACGGTCACCATAGGCTCTCCTGCGGTTGTCACTACAGCAATCTCATTGGCAAATAATCTGCCCGTGATTTTGACTAACGAAGGCTTTCCGTCTGCGTTACCTACTGGCCTCGTAGTTGGCACTATTTATTACGTAAAGAACTCCACCGGTACAACATTTAACCTATCCGCTACACCCGGCGGTGCGGCCATCAATACCTCTGGATCGCAGTCTGGCGTTCATTACATCATGCCTAGCGGTGTAAACATTGTTAATTTATCTGGTGCATCAGACTGCCCCATTATTCAAAACTTTATCTTTGTATCTGACGTAAGTAGATTTGTGTTTGCGTTTGGCTGTAATGACTATGGTGCTACAGCCCAAAGCCCTATGCTTGTTCGCTGGTCAGATCAAGAGTCTGTGGTTAACTGGACACCAGCCGCAACCAATCAGGCTGGTAGCGTTACGTTATCTCACGGCTCAAGCATCGTAACTGCCATCCAGACCCGCCAAGAGATTTTGGTTTGGACTGATTCAGCTATCTATTCACTCCAATACATTGGCCCGCCAGTGGTTTGGTCTAGTCAGTTGATGGGAGATAACATATCTATCCTTGGTCAGAACGCAGCGGCCCAAGCCTCTGGTGTGGTGTATTGGATGGGCGTTGATAAGTTCTATCTGTACGATGGACGCTTGCAGACTTTACCTTGTGATCTTCGCCGGTATATTTATCAAGACATTAACCTTGACCAGAATCAACAGGTTTTTGCAAGTACTAACGAAGGGTTTAACGAAATTTGGTGGTTCTATTGCTCTGCCAATAGTTTGACTGTTGATCGTTATGTGGTGTACAACTACCTTGAAAAGGTCTGGTACTACGGCACGATGGCGCGAACGGCATGGCTTGACTCTGGTCTGCGTAATTATCCAATAGCCGCAACATACAGCTATAACTTGGTTGATCAGGAGTTTGGTTTAGACAATAACGAAACAGGTACGCCAGCAGGCATTGAGGCTTACATCTCATCCGCAGAGTTTGACATTGAGGACGGTGAACACTTTGGATTTGTTTGGAGAATGTTGCCTGACTTGACGTTCTCTGGATCAAGCGCATCTCCAACTCCGCAGGTTACGTACACTTTGTACCCAATGCAGAACTCAGGCTCTGGCACAGGTACTGCGGTAAATAAAGATGTAGACAAATTAACCGGCGCTCAATACGTAGTGACTGAGGGCTTTACAGGCCAGATTAATACTCGTGTGCGGGGCAGGCAGTTAATTCTCAAAGTTAGCTCAGACAATCTAGGAACAGCTTGGCAGTTGGGTGCTACCCGTATTGACATTAGACCGGACGGCAGACGATGACCTACATAATTACGTCAGAGTTTGAGCTTAACAAGGTAGCCGCACCTAACTTGCCGCTACCTCCGGACGCGTACAACCGTGTGTATTTTGACCAGATGCTAAACATCTTGCGTCTGTACTTCAACAGGATTGATGCGTTAACTACTCAGTTGATGGCTTCTGGCATAGTGCCTCCTTTAACTAATTACACCGTGGCTACGCTGCCAAGCGCAGTCACTTCAGGCAAAGGTGCAAGAGCTTTTGTAACAGATGCTTTAGGCCCAACATTTGGGGCAACCGTGGTGACTGGCGGCGCAGTGGCTGTGCCTGTATATTCTGACGGAACAAATTGGAAGGTTGGATAATGGCAAGGTTTTCAGACGCAGAAATACGCGCTTATGTAGAAGCAAACATAGACAACCCTGCGGCTATTGCAGAGGCTGCGGCTCTTGCTGGCGTGTCAATGGCCGACCTATCCAGAGCCACAGGTTTTTCTGTTGCTGATATTGGTGGTTATTTTGGTAACGCAGGCGTAGAACCTCCGGCTGTTGTATCAGCTCCTGCATATTTTGATGCTAACCAAGACGTTGCTAACGCATACCAAGACAATAGCTATGGTATGACTCCTCAAGAGTTTGCTGATTTTCACTACACCAACTATGGGGCAAATGAAGGTCGTGCGGCTTCTTCAGTAACTGTTGCTGAACCACCCCCTCCGCCTCCACCCCCTCCGCCGCCACCACCGGAGCCACCACCTCCGCCTCCTCCACCTACTCCACCTCCGCCTCCAGTGACGGTAAGTGAGCCTGCGGGGATTGCATCTTTGCCAGCGGCCCCCGTAGCCAAAACGTATACGCAGGCGGAAGTTAACCAAGCATTAGTTGATGCGCTTAAAAATGATCCTAATGCCAGTAAAGCTGACATTACGGCAGCAGCAGCGGGCATGGGAATTAGTGCCGCTCAAGTTAATGCCGCCTACAGTAGTTTGCCAGCAGCGCCTGCCGCTGTCACTCAACCCGCAGGTATTGCATCGTTGCCAGCCGCAACCACTCAAGCTACCGCAACTACCGCCGCGCCAATGGACAAAGCTGCCGCCGTAGAAAAAATTACGCAGCAAATCTTAGCCCAAGGCGTAAGTAGTAAGTGGAAGGGCGAGGGCAAAGGCTCCGCCGAGGCAAATGCAAGGGATATGGCCCGGATCATTGCCGATACTGGTGCTACAGACATTAACCAGTTTGGCAAGGTAACTAAAACTGTTGATGCTACTGTACAACCTGTTTTTGAAACGTTTGATACTGGGGGCTATGATGAAAATGGCCCTATCTTTTCTCAAAAAATTGTTGGTTATACAGACCAAGATGGCAAGCCGGTTGATCCTAATTTGGTTAAAACTGAAACTGTTTATGGCGGTGAAAGCGGAAGTGACCAAACTGTCTATGTTGCGCCTGTAGGCAAGCAAGAAGTATTTGGCAATAAACTGACTGGGCAAGAAGTTGCCAGTACATATGGCGAACGCCAGACAGGCAATGCTTTTGGTGGCACGTTTGAGGGCAAAGGCAACACCGGCTACCGAGTGCAGTTTGGAGCAGACGGAACTCCTATTTTCTATACAACGCAAGCCACATCTAATGACCTTGCAATCTTGATGCAGGATCTAGGGCCAATTGGACAAATTGGTCTTGCAATTGCTACGGGTGGTCTATCTATACCGCAACAGATTGCGGCTAACTTGGCTATCAGCGTTTTAAGCGGCAACGACATTGGCGACGCAATTAAGAATGCCGCAGTGAGCTATGTAGGAGCACAAATTCCGGGCATGGACTTTATGAAAGAAGGTGGCTCTTTCATTAAAGATCTTGGGTTGTCAGCAGACATTACAAATACCTTAACCAATTCTTTTAATAAAGCCACAGTGGCGGGTGTTACAGCCGCAGTAACAGGTAATGACATTGTTGACGCAGCGCTTGCAGGCGCAACATCAGGCGGTTTAAGCGGTGTAGTCAATACAGTGCTAGGTAGTATTGACGGGTTTTCAGACTTATCTAATACCAATAAAAACCTTGTTACCACCGCCGTAACGGGTGCATTGTCAGGCCAGACGATAGATAAGATAGCTGTTAGCACAGCCATTGCCGCTGGTAATGCCGTTGTAAATAATGCTACGGGTGGAAATAAAGACATTACAACTCAGTTGCAAAATGCTGGCTTGGTAAATAATTCAGGCGCAGCATCATTTGCAGATGCAAATACTGCCGACGATACTGACACTCAGATTTCCAATCAACTTACCCAATCTTTAACTTTTGACGGTTCTGGGGCAACTGATATAAATGCAGCCGCCAACGCCGCTTCAAATGCAGGGTCAAATACATTTACGTTTGGTGGTGGCACGTACACCATTGACAACAATAACGCCGCTACAACAATTGCCGATTTAGAAAGAATTGTTGCGGCTGACAATCTTGCCGCCACCACAACATCTAATCTAGCCGGTGGTGAATTTGCCGGTGTAGATGCCGCTGTAGCGGCTAACGCTGCGGCAAACAATACAGTTATTGGTAATGCAGAAGCTGACGATGTAACACAAGCTGCTGCTTTAGCTAGGTCACGTAATCCAACCGGCACGACCTTCACCTTTGATGGCAAAACTTACACATTGGGCACATCTAATGCTGATGTAAACGCAGCATTGGCCACTACTCAAAGAGACACTGCGCTTCAAGACATTCAAAACGCACCTAATTTTAATGCCGCCTATGCCGCAGCCCGTACAGCGCTTGGCCCTAACCAAACGTTTACATATAACGGCAAACAGTACAGCACTGCTACAGCAGCAGAACGTCCTGATTTAAACATCACCGCAGCAGACCAAGCAATAAATGCTTTAAACGCATCTAATCTTTCTACAACAACCAACGCATCTAACACGGTTGCAGCGCAAACCGACGAGTTGGCAAGGATTGTTGCTGGCGCTCCAAATCAAAATGCCGCAGAAACTAAACGTTTAGCTGCTCTTAACAATACCTTAGTTTTAGGTAACGCACCAAATGAGTCTAAAGCTGAAACGCAAAGATTGATGGAAGCGGGCGAACGTTCAGCTATGGACAATATAAGCGCCATAGGTGCTCAAGCATTAGGCACTACTATTAGGGGTGCAGGCAGTTTTATTTCCAATGTCGGTAATACTTATGCCCAATTAACAGGTGATTTTAATTATGAAAATGCCGCTACAAGAATTGGAAAAGAACTTGAAGAAATTGCAAAAAGTAAAGACGGCTACGGTATAGATGTACAAAAAGATAGGATTTTGCAAGCTGTTGAACAGTCTGAAACGCAAGGGTTTTACGATAAACTAAAAACTGTTGGATCTGCCGTTGTTAAAAATCCTGTAGGGTTTTTTGATTTCTTTGGCACTGAAGCTGTCGAAGAAATACCCGACCTTGTTGTTCAAGTTGGCGCTGCTATGCTGACTGGGGGCGCTTCTTTAGGCGTTACTGGTGCAAGAATTATTCAAGGCACTGCCAGCCTTACCGGCTCTTTTCTTGAAACATTTGGCTCATCAGGAAAAGAAGCTTATCAAAAAGCTAAAGCACAAGGTGATTCAGAACAAACAGCCAGAGATAAATCATACGTTACTGCGAGTTTAAATACGTTATTTGAGATGGGGCCAGACTTCCTTGCGGATAAAGCAATTGTTGCTCCGCTTATGAAAAGTATGGCTGATAAAACTCTTGCAAATATTGGTAAGGGTTATGCAACTAGTTCTGCGGTTGGCGTTGTAACCAATTTTGTTGCAGGAGCAGCACAAAACTACACAACCGCATATGTTACAAATCCAAACACTGCGTCGGTAGGGGCTGCACTTTCCAATGGTATTTTTGAAAGCTTTATTGGTGGCACAGTACAGACTGCATTTAGTACACCCGGTACGGTTGTAGACACAGCGGCAGTTATTGGAAGAGATTATTCAGGCAATCCAGTCACTGTCCAACAAGTGTTGAACGGTGGCAGTAATATTGATTTGTCTTCAGTCAATACAAGCATACCAATTGCAACATCAGATAACGGTAGCAACATCACTGTTGGTGCATCAATGATGTATGGTAATAATATTGGTTTTGGTAGTGACGTAGTAGGCAATTTGCTACCCAGCAATTTAACCAATTCAAATGTTATTGTTGCCACTGCTCCAAATGGTGCACAGCTTACAGTTGAACAAGTAATTTCTGGAAACACTACAAACGCTCAAGATGCTAATTTATCGTCTTACATCAACAATATTTTAAGCCCAGAGCAAAGCAAGACTACTTTAAATGCAGGCACGACTACAAGCAGTACTCCTGTCAGTTCTCTGCCCACCACAGGCTCAACAACAACTTCAACCAGCACGCCCGCGACTTCTTCAAATGTAGCAACCACACCCATGACTGCGGCAGAAGCTCAAGCTGTTATGGCGGATTTGGGATTAAAAGTTACAGATCAAACTGCTATTTCTTTAGCAACACAAATTGCAAATAATAATGCGGCAACAACTGCCACCACTACACCTGCAACAACTGCCACAACTGCGACTGGGCCATCTCAAGCTACAACAGGATCTACTACCACCAGTACTGTAGGAACCACACCGGCAAGCGCAACAAGCACCGCTGCTACAGAGGCTAATCAAACATCCACTGTTTTGGCAATTGATGCTTCTACTGGACAAGCTATAGTTACAAGTCCAACTGGTACTAGTATAGTTAATGTTGCTGGCGATGTTACAGTGGGAAGTTCTGTCGTTGTAAATCCTGCAACTAATACAGCGACAACTGTAGCAAGCACTCCAGCTACTACACCAGCAGTTACCCCACAAGTCACACCAGAGGTAACGCCTCAGGTAACGCCTCAGGTAACGCCGCAGGTTACTCCTCAGGTTACTCCTCAGGTTACCCCACAAGTCACGCCCCAAGTTACACCTCAAGTAACTCCACAAGTGACCCCGCAAGTCACGCCTCAGGTCACGCCTCAGGTCACGCCGCAAGTTACCCCACAAGTGACTCCGCAAGTAACCCCCCAAGTTACGCCAGAGGTAACACCTCAAGTTACGCCACAAGTTACGCCAAACATTAACACTAACGTTAACGTTTCTACGCCTGACTCAATCAATGTGGGTGGAGTTAGTATTCCCGGAACATATACGCCACCAAGCGTTTTAACGCCAACTACGCCAATTACAACAACTCCAGAAGTTACACCAGTTACGCCGGTAACACAGCCACCTACAACCAAAAAGCCTCCAACCAAGAAAACGGCATCAACTCCAATGCAGATGCCACAAAGCGGTGGTGGAGGCGAGTCTATGGTGGCTCCGCTGGCAAGTGTGTTCTATTACGGCAAAGACTTTGGCGGTCAGAAGCAGCAAGTTGCCCCGACAGGCGACTTAATGATGGCTCCATACAATGAGTTAAGTGTTACCAAGGCGGGAGCAGAAGCGCCTCTTCCAGCAATTCCTGTTGCACAAGAGGCAAAAGACAGCGAAAATGATATATCTGCGCTGTTACAACAAATCATGTCTTCTGGCAACAACAATATGACGCAAGAAGAGTTAATGCAAATTATTCAAGCAAGAGGCTAATATGGGTGAAGAATACGATTTTTTTGCGGATCCTAGGAACGATGCGTTTGCCTACAATGACTTGGGGGCATCTCCATCTAACTCCCAAATCCTGTCGGATATAAATTACGACCCCGGTATCCTTAGTTCTATTGGCGGAATCTTGTCCGGCAAATCTGGATCCATGGCGCAGATTGCAAGTCTTGGCGGTTTGGGCGCTTTGCTCAATTCTATGGGTGGTTCTGGCGGTGGTGGCTTCAAGGGATACCAAGGAAGCATACCAAAGTACACAGCTTCACGTACACAGTACGCTCCTCCGGTCAGCACAGTAAACCGTGGCCCAGCACCGTCTAACGAAGAAGTTTTAAATTATCTTAAAAGACCCGGTTTAAACGACTCAATGATTGCTCGTTCTATGAATGAGTTTGGTGTTGCACCGCAGCAAATTGCTGACGTAACTCAAACTCCTTTGGCAGATATTCAATCTCGCTATCAAGCGGCTATGGGGCCAAACGCAGGCATGGCACGTCGCCCCGGCTCAGGTGGCGTAACGTACTTCTCACCTATGGTTTACACGCCTCAGGCTGCTGCCCCGGCAGCCGCTCCGGTTGTAGAGGCTCCCGCACCCGTACAAGCCAATCCCATCATAGAACCCGGATACGCTCAAGGCGGTATGGCTCAGGGTGGGCTAGGGTCTTTGGGTAGCTACTCCGATGGCGGTCGCCTCCTTAAAGGGCCGGGCGATGGTGTGTCTGATGACATCCCTGCGATGATTGGGAAGAACCAACCAGCCCGTCTGGCCGATGGCGAGTTTGTCATCCCAGCCCGTATTGTTTCTGAGATCGGTAATGGATCTACAGACGCAGGAGCACGTAAACTATATGCCATGATGGATCGTATCCAAAAAGCTCGTGGCAAGACTTTAAAGAACGTTGCAGCCAATTCCAAGGCTGACAAACATTTACCAGCATAAGGTTTAAACATGGCCGCTCCTACACCAGCTTCTACTTTCTCCATGCCCTCAACAGGCGGGTCTAACCAACAGACTCTTTCTGAATGGGCAGGCCCGTATGTAACGGATATGCTTGGCAAAGCCCAAGCTATTGCCGATCAGCCTTATGCTGTGTACGGTGGCCCACAGACTGCGGCTGAGTCTGGCCTGCAATCTAAAGTCTTTCAAGGCTTGGGTAACCTGTCCTTCCCCGGTCAGCTTGGTCAGTCTTTTAGCTCTACAGGTGCGTATCAGCCTCCCGGCATGACTCCCGGCATCTATAACACTCAGCCTATTGGTACAGGTGCTGGCGCTCCTATGGGCGGCATGGGCGCTCCCATGGGCGGCCAGTCAAGCGGCCAGACTGGCGTTGCCTCGCAGTACATGAACCCATACTTAGATGCAGTCCTTCAGCCTCAGTTGGCCGAACTGCGCCGTCAGTCTGAAATCAACCTTCAGCCCGGTCTAGCCAAGATGACCCAATCCGGTGGTTATGGTGGTGGCCGTCAGGCCATCATGGAGTCTGAGGCTAACCGCAATCTGCTCCAAGAGCAGAACAAAGCTATTGGTACTGGGTACGCAAGTGCCTACGACAAAGCCATGGGTCAGTTTAATGTGGAGCAAGGTCAAGCCAAGACTTTGGCTGACATGATGTCTGAGGCTGGTGGTCAACAGCGTGGCATTGAGCAACAAGGTATCAGCGCAGACTACAACGAATTCCTCGCACAACGTGATGATCCAATGAAGAAGACGCAGTACTTGCAGTCCATGCTTCAAGGCCTGCCTATTTCCACTGTTAGCTCTACACCTGCCCAGATGAGCGGTTTAGGCTCGTTAGTGTCCTCCGTTGGCGGTATGGGATCCATCATGGACTCCCTCAAGAAATTTAATTTGACCTAAGGGTTCACTATGAATCTGATCCAAGTACAAGAGCACCTCAAGGATATGCCCATGAGGGCAATCATGGAATACGCTAACGGGAAGAACCCACAAGTTCCTCCCTATTTGGCTTTGGGTGAACTAAACCGCCGCAAGCAGATGGAGCAGTCTGCAAGGACAGGAACACCTCCTGAAGGCACAGTCAAAGACAAGCTTGAGAAAGAGATTACAGGACAGGCTACCGACCTCATGCAGGCCGGTGCTGCCCGTCAAGCGCAGTCTAATGAGCAACTTCAGCAAAGCCTGATGGGTCAGCCTCAACCAGTACCAGAAGGTACACCTCAGCCTCCTCAGCAAGAGGAAGAGATGCCAGAGATGCCCCAGATGGCTGCGGGTGGATTGACTTCCCTGCCAACCAATGACATGTTTAAATTCGCAGGCGGTGGCGGTGTTGTTGCTTTTGCCAACGGCGATGTGGTTGAAGACAAAGCCAAAGAAGAACTGGCACGTGCTCAACTCAAAGGCGATCGTGCAGCCGTTTCAGAAATTATTGACAAAATGAGTGCGGCAGGATATGACGTTGCCACCCTAATTCCTCGTGGTTTAGCTGGTGCAGTTGACACTGCGTTAATCCGCCCAGCCCGTGCTTTATCTGGTAAAGAGATCCCTTATCTTGGCTCCATGATTGACACAAGCACGGCTACGCCTGCCATGGATGAATTAAGGCGCGGCCAACAAAGCCGTGCGCCTAATGTTCCTACAAGCCCTAATGATCAAAGTGCCGCAGAGACTGCCCGCTTGTTGCGTCAAAACGCAGGCGCTTCTGGCATTGCATCTGTAGCCGCTCCTCCCGCACCTCCTATGCCACCTATGCCCGGAACCGGTGGTGGTATCCCTGCCGGTATCAAGATGCCCGGTGCTCCATCGTTTACAGCACCTGACCCAGAGGCTTACAGCAAAAAATTGGCTGAGTTTAAACAAGCTAACCCCGGCATGGCTGGGGCTGGGTTTGAGGCGTTGCTTAATAAGATGGCTCAACAAGATGAAGCCGACCGTGGCCGTGTATCAGAGCAAGAAAAAGCTCGTACACGTTCTGACTTTTTCCAAGCTTTAATTGCCGCAGGCGAATCTACCCGTGGTCAAAAAGGTCTGGGTGCTTTGTTAGGTGGCTTTGGTAAATCTGCTGGCGCTTCTGAAGCGGCTGCATTTGAGCGTGCCGATGCACAAGCCAAGATGCGTCGTGAGCAAGAGATGGGCATGGCTAAGATGCGTGCTGAACTTGAAGCTGCCCGTCGTGCTGAAGCGCGTGGTGACTTTGAAGCTGCGTTTAAACATAAGCAAGATGCAGAAAAGATTGGTTTGGAATTGGAGCAGAAGAAGTTTTCCAACGAGATGGACATTGCCAAGCTTAAAGAACAAGCCCGTGGCAACAGTATCCAAGCTGCCACTGCCGCTCGTTCACCGCAGATTATTCAAGTTGCTCAAGAGATCATGCGCCAGAATCAGGGCATGACTTTCAACGAAGCATCTGATCGTGCCGCAGCTTTGATTGCTGGTGGTCAGTATCAAAGTGCCGCACAGCGTCAAGCTAAAGCGGTTGCTGACGCTTTGGCTGAGAAGACTAAGATGATTGACCAACAATTGAGCGTGCTCAAGCCCGGATCTGCTGAAGAAAAAGCTTTGGTTACACAGCGCAATAAGGTTATTGAGCGCTTTATGGCTGATCAAAGATTGCTTACTGGTAAATCTGGTACGCAAGATGTCAACACACCTAGCCCCGGATTTGGTACATTTAAACCTGTTAATCCTACATAAGTTTAAACATGGCACTGTATAGAATTACTGCCCCTGATGGCCGCACATACGAAGTTCAAGGCCCAGACGGGGCAACTCAGCGCCAAGTAGAAGCAGAGTTACTGCGCCAGAACCCTATGGCGGGTTTGACTTCCAAGGAACTGGAAGAAACCCCACGTGCTCCCAGTACCATCAAAGACATTGGTCTAGGCGGCCTAGGTGCACTGGCCGGTGGCGTACAGGCACTTACAAACATTGCAGGTGTAGATAACCCAGTCTCCAAAGGCTTGGGATCTATCCAACAATATGCACAAGAAAACCTGACTCCTGCCCGTCAGGAAGAATTAGCTATTCAAGCCGAACTTGAGAACCGCGCTCAAGGTACTGGTTTGGCTAACGAGGTTGGCACTGGCATACGTAGGTTTACACAGGCTCCCGTACAGGGCACTGTAAACGCATTGCTTGGCAGCGCACCAATCATTGCTGCGGGTCTGTTGCCCGGTGGTCAAGTAGCCGCAGGCGCAGGCTTTGGTGCTAGAGCATTGGCCGGTGCACGTGGTGCAACTGGTATCGGTGGATTGATGGGCGTTGGTGGTCAGAAGGGCCAAGACTACGAGGCAGTGAAAGAAGCTTTGCTTGCCAAAGGTTTAGACCCTGCTATTGCAGAACAGAGAGCGCTTGAGGCATCTGCATATTCAGGAGAAAACTTACCCCGCCAATTATTGGCTGGCGGTGCAGGCGCATTAGAGGGTATGTTCGGTGTCGAGCAAGTAATCGCTAATGCGGCTAAGAAGGTTAGCAAGGGCGTGGGAGCGCCTTCTCTGGATGCGCCAAGCTACAAGCAAGCAATTGGCTTGACTATGTTGGGTGAAGCCGCACCTGAAGCTGTACAAGCTGCGGTAGGACAAGTTGGCACTAACATCGCTTTGAACCAATCTGGTGTAGAGAAAGATTTAACCGAAGGTCTGGCCGGTACAGTTGCACACGACGCTTTGGTTGGATCAGTCTTAGGTCTTGCTGTCTCCCCCGCGCAGATGTCTAATCTGCAACGTCAATACAAACAGACATTAGCCGATGAACAAGCTAGAAAACAAGCCGAAGCTGACGCACAAATACAAGCTGCGACACAAAAGGCAGAAGCCGAGCGTGCTGTTCTTCAGAAACAGACCGATCAAATCCGTCAGCAAATGGAGCAACAGCAGGCTATTGCTTTGCCTGCGCCGTCTGAGGAAATCCCCGTTGAAGAAGTACAGACAGACCCGCTTAAGAATCCTTTAGGCAACATCCGCAAGAGCGAAGTCCCCTTTGACATCTACAAACAGATTGATGACTACCGCAAGCAAGCTGGACTTCCCAAGCTCAAGGAGTACTCGATTGAGGACTTTGTGGATGCTATGCCGGGGGTTAACCCTAAGGCCGAGCAAGGCTTGTTGGATGAACTTATCACCGCCAAGTCTGGTTATGCCGGTGAAAAGTACACCGCACAAGACATCCTGAATCAAGCCAAGCTGAAGAACGTAGATACTAGTACTAAAGGCTTCAAAGACTTCTTAGCCAGAACGACTGGTGCAAGCGCACTGGAGCAGATGTCACAGCCGCAGCTACATGCTGCGTTTAAATCATTAAACAGCCTGCCCGCGTCGGAAGGTTTAAACATCCTGCCCGAAGGCACAAACGCACGCCGGTTTGATGAGAAGCAATACGACAAAGCCATCAAGGGTGTGGATGTTCTACTGGCAGAACTAGGCGTTCCTGTAGATCCTAAAGAGGTCATCAAGACTATCAAGGAATACACGAACCTTACAGAAGATTCCCATGCGGGAGCTATCCTTGATACGGCCATTAAGAATGGTGACGTTGACTTGATCAAGACTCCTCGCTATGAGATCTATGATCCCAAGACGGGAACTGCCCTTCCGTCTACCTACACATCTAGAACTGCTGCACGCGCTGCTGCGGCCAAGCGTGGTTTAAACGTTAGGCAGATTACAACAGATGCCATCGCTGCCCCCGCCACCTCCGCCACGCTGCCCGAAGGATTTGACATCCGTGAAGGTGCGTTTAAAGAGGGTGAAGCCCCAGCAGGATACGACGTGCTGGCCGGTGACGAAGTACTGTTTAAAGCTAACACCATCGAAGAAGCCAACGCCAAGAAGGACAGCTTTGAGCGTACCCGCGCTGGTATGGCTAACGCTCGTGAGAATCAAATCACGCAGTTGAACAACGCCATCGAAGCCAGCCAGAAGCGTTTAACCACCATGGAGGCTCAAGGCAAAGGTCAGACGACTGGTTACCAAAAGGCCGCCGGTAAGCACGCCAAGTTGGTTGAAGACACACAGGCAAAGATTGCCGCCCTGACAGAAGAGATCAAGAAGTTTGATCCTAAGGTTACTGCGCTTGCAGTCAAGCCAACAGGCACTAAAGCTATTGGCCGTAAAGGCTATACCGTGTTTGAACAGGGTCAGGCACGTGCTACATATCCATCCCGTCAGGCGGCTGAAGAAGGCATCTTGGCCGACATGGATGAGAAGCAACTGCAAGAGTTGACTCAGCAACAAGGCCGTCGGGCAGTAGGTAAGAAGGCTCAGGCTGAACTGGAACGCAGAACTGCACCCAAACCTACAGAAGGCAAGCCTGTGTCTGAGGTTCTGGAAGGCATTGAAACTGAAGCCAAAGCCGCCAAGGCAAAGGCTGAAGCGGCCAAAGAGACACCCGGCCTCAAAGAGAAGATGGCGGCTGTCGAAGCCCAACTCAAACCCATCCTCGAAAAGTTTGGCCTTGGTAATGTCAAGCTAAACCTTGTTGAGAAGCTGGACTCAGAAGGCTCCTACAACGAGAGCCTGATTAAGATTGCCTTGGAAGAAAAAGAACCAGTGCGTATCTTGCGCCATGAGGCTTTGCACGCCCTGAAGGATTTGAATTTCTTTACGCCTCAGCAGTGGAATGCGCTTGAGCGCATGGCGAAGAGCGAGTGGACTGACAAGTATCTGAAGAAAAAGATTGTCGAGCACAAGGGTGAGCGCATGTCTGCCTATGACGCTTATGTTGACATCTACAACAATGACATGGCCAAGGTTACAGAAGAAGCCATTGCTGAAGCATTTGCCGACTTTGCCAACAACAAGCCACCAGCAGGAATGCTGGCTGCGCTGCTTAAACGTTTAAACGACTTCTTCACTGCGCTGCGTAATGCACTGAGCGGTGCTGGCTTCCAGACTTACGAAGATGTATTTGGCAAGATTGAACGTGGCGAACTGTCCCAAAAGCCAAGCGCATGGAAGGCTAACGACAAAGTTAAAGAGGATGCGGTCAAGTACTCCATGAAGTTTGGAATTGATCCGTATACCTCTGAGGGTCAGATCAACGTTCCGCTGGATGGCGACAACACACGCTTCTCCATAAAGCAACCCTATGATCAGAAGAAACTGAGCAAAGACGAGACATTAAAGAACGACCCAATTACAGGTCTGCCTTTAAACGCTAACGGCACAGTGACGTTGTACTACCCAACGACCAACGAGTCTGCCAGAGATCTTGCGGCAACCCGTAAGCTCAAGGGTCACTCGCCTACAGCCAACCGCATCTACTTGACCAACGAATCTAGTTCAGCGGCTATTGAAAACAAGCCCGGTATGATTGATCAGCCTGTGGGTGGTGCAAACGTATTGCTTCAAGTGGATCCATCTGTGATCCATATACTGGAAGAGTACCCAGATGGCCGGAAAGACTTCTTTATCCCAATCGCAGAAGGCAAAGCGTTTGAGAAGAAGATGGCTCAGACCAAGCTGTTTACACTCAATGCGCCGCGTACCAAAGGCCTGCATCCTGACCGCACTCTGAAGCAAGTCACGACCGCAGTGAATGATGCGGCCACTAAGTGGGCTAACTCTTCTGCGGCAGATCGTCGCATCATGGCACGCAACGCTAAGGATGTGCTCCGTGCAGAGCACAACATCAGCCGCTTGTTTGGTGCTAACTCCAAGTTGGAGAAAACCAACATCGGTGAATACGGCCTTACTTACAACGGCAAGAAGGTCATGTCTACAGGACTTGGCTTTGCGTCTGCTCAGAAGATTAACGATGAGCAACGTGCTACCACGTGCCCTCAGTCAGGCATCTGCGAGGACTTGTGCCTTGGAGAAACCTCTGGGCAGAACTTACTGTACGGTGGCGAAGGCCAGTGGCGCTCAGGCCCACGCCTGTCTCAGTACTTAAAGACTGAAGCTCTAGTGGTAAACCCTGAGGCATTTGCTATTGCCATGATCAAGCAGATTGAATCATTCCGCAAAGCAGCACGAGATTTGGATTACCACCCGGCTATTCGTTTAAACGTTACCTCTGACTTCAACCCCAGCACGTTTGAGAACATCATCAACATGTTCCCTGATGTGACCTTCTACGACTACACAAAGCTAGATACCAAGCCAATTGCACCTAACCATCATTTGACCTATAGCTCAACTGGTGCATCTCAGGTTGTTGGTAACAAGACGATCTTTAACAAGTTCTCTAACTGGGATCGCATGGTAGACAAGATTCTGCCTAGCGGTCGCAATGTGGCTATGGCGTTTACAAGCCGCTCATCCATGCCTAAGTTTGTTAAGGACGAAAGAACTGGCAAAACGTTTGAGGTGTGGAATGGTGATGAGTACGATGCCCGCTTCCTTGACCCAGTCAAAGAGGGCGGTGACGGCTTGATCATTGGCCTGACTAACAAAGACAACACCACCAAGCCTGAGGATGCGGCAGAGAAGCACAATGGTTTCTTCCTTGATTACGATCCTGAGCGTGATGGCGATACATTGGTTATCCCCAACCAAGAGAAGCTAAAAGGCAACCAAGGTCAGCCAGTCACATTCTCTAAGAAACCACGGTTCAGCTTACGTCAAGTTTCTTTGACAGAGGATGAACAACGCTACTTTGATGCTGTGTTTGACAACAGATCTGACCTTGCAGAACTGCGTGATTTTGTTCCATCCGCTCAGTACGCCATCTCTGATGACTACATGACATCTAAGTTTGTGCTGGACACCAGAGACATGGACGGCTTGAGTGACTACTTAAGCGAAGTCTCTGCCTCAGGTAAGAAACAATATGGTGGCGAAGGCGCATCTAGTTTGCCTAGATCTTTTGCCAGTGCAGGCAATGCATTCCTCAACAAAGCCCGCAAAACTGCCGAACCTAAAAAGCCGTCAGTTAAATCAAACGAAAGACTAAGCCTGCGTGAAGCTCCTAATACCCCTGAGTTTAAACAGTGGTTCAGCGGCAGCAAGGTGGTAGATGAAGATGGTAAACCGCTTGTTGTTTATCATGGCTCACCAGATTTCAAAGGTAATGCATTTACCGGCAAAGTTGAGCGTAAGAACAGGGCGGGTAATGTAGCTGGTTATTACTTTACTCCATACGCAGATGAAGCATCTGACTATGCCGCAGACAGAAAGACCAGACAATACCAAGAAGGTTCACAAGTTCTTCCTGTGTATTTAAACATCAAGCGGCCTTACATTGCTGGTGAAAGCCGTGTCACCCCCGCCATGAAGGATGCGTACCTCCAAGAGATGATTGCATCTAATCAGCACATGAGTAATGAGCGTGCGGCAGAATGGGCTAAAACTAAAGTTCCATTCTTTACGGATGGTAGATTGCCTAGTGCTGATGCTTTAAACGGTGATGGCGATGCCATGCAGCGCATCCTGAAAGCTGGAAACTACGATGGCTTTAAAGATGGCAGGCATTGGGTTGCTTTTGAATCCTCACAAGTTAAATCTTCTATAGGCAACGTAGGTACATATGGAAGCGGCAATCCCGACATTCGTTATAGCTTACGTGAAGCACCCGATACGGCTGAGTTTAAAGAATGGTTTGGTGACAGCAAGATTGTGGATGCAGATGGCAAGCCTTTAGTTGTTAGCCACATTTCCAAAGCCAAACCCACTGTCTTTGACAAGAAGTACAAGACAGACTTATCTAGCATGGGCTTTCATTTTGGAACTAAAGAGCAAGCTGAATTCAGGGGTACTCAGTACGACTTTGACTCGCGCTCACCAACGATGGGTGACTACTACCTGTCAATCCAAAACCCGTTAGAAGTAAGCCACATGGCATCGTATGCGCCTGATCATCTAGCAGATCAGATGATGGATATGGACTTGATCAGCGTGGAGAAGTACGACTCATTTAGGGACAAGTACAGCAGCGAACCAGAAATTGGTGCAGCCCTTGTCAAGATTCTCCAAAAAGCTGGTTATGACGGGCTTGTTTACAGCAACGAAATGGAAGGCGCAGGCAACTCGTATGTGCCATTTGAGTCAACGCAAATTAAGTCTGCCACAGACAATACGGGCGCATACAGCAAGTACAACCCTGATGTGCGCTACAGCCTGCGTGAGTCCACTGACCCGGCAACTGTTAATCGTGTAAACGCAACAACCACCACCCGCGAAGAGAAGGGTTTTGCCGATCGCATCACTAAAGCGTTCAGCGGAGACTCCTTCTCTGTACTGCGTCAGCAAGCTTTAAACAGATACCAGCGCCTTGCTGAGTACGATAAAGAGTTAGCCAAGCGGATGGGTGGCGTGGCTTTGATGGCTGATGTTAGTGCTGAAGCGGGAGCCTTGCAGTCTGACTTGGCCGCAGGGGTTACCGCATCTGTCTTGGGTGTACACGACCGCAACGGTGGTATTCCTGTGTATGCCAATGGCGTGACTAAAGCTTTCAACGACAATGGCAAGATTAAAGGCCCAGTGGCTATCTTTGCTCCGTTGTCAAAATACAACGATCCATACATCTACCAGCTTTACCAGTTCTGGGCTGCTGCACAGCGTGGTTCTCGTTTAAACGAACAGGGCAGGCCAGACATCTTTACGGATGAGGATTTGAGGAAAGCCCAGCAGTTGGAGAAAGACCATCCTGAGTTCCGTCAGATCCAAGAAGAATGGACAACGTTTAACAATGGACTGGTTCAGTTCTTGGTAGACACAGGAGTTCTGTCCGAGGGCGACAAGGCAAGGTTCACTGAATACTCCGACTACATTCCTTTCTATCGTCAGATGGAAGGCGAGAAGACCATCGGGCCAAACTTGTTCCAGTCTATCTCTGGTGTTAAGAAACCTAAAAAGCTTGGCGAAGGCACAGACAAAGCACCTCTAGCCGATTTCTTAGAAACTGTTGTACGTAACACGCAGTCTTCCATCCAGATGGGCATGAAGAACGTGGCGGCGCAACGTGCAATTAACGTAGCCATGCAGATCGATATGGCTGAGAAGTTGCCACCCAAATCTAAGGCGGGACTCGACACAGTTCAGGTGTTGGAAAAAGGCCAAGTCGTTACCTATCAGGTAGCAGACCACATGTTTATCGAGGCTGTTAAGAGTTTAAACATGCCTGACTTGCCGTTCATCGGTCTGTTGTCTGGCCCGGCCAACTTCCTAAGGAACATGGTTACTAAGGATCCCGGATTTATGTTGGCTAACATGGTTCGAGACTCCATGGCGGCATACGTAACGAGCGGAGTCAAGATGACTCCAATCGCAGATACTGTTAGGAACTTTGGCAAGGCCATGGCTAACACATCGCCAGAGTACGAGGCGCTTTTAAACGCTGGTATCTTGGGCGGCTACGAGTTTTCACAGAACATCGAGACAAGCGCTGAGGCGTTTGAACGTGAGCTTAAGAAGAAGTACGAGGGTAAGTCTACGTTCCAACGTATGCTCAACCCCATGTCTGCGCCTAGGGCTTTGTGGGATGCCTTAGAGAAAGGCACAACCGCATCTGACGCTGCCACGAGGATTGAGGTGTATAAACGCACCCTCGCAGAAACCAAGAACGAGGCAGAGGCTTTGCACCGTGCGCTTGAGGTAATGAACTTTAACCGCAAGGGAAGTTCTGCTGTGGTGCGTATCATGACAGCGGCCATCCCTTTCTTAAACGCCCGTATGCAAGGTCTGGACGTTCTGTACCGCGCTGGTATCAGCCCGACCTTCCGTCAGCTTATGTATGGGGAAAAGCCTACGGATAGAGAAAAGTCAGTGCAGAAGGCTTTCATTGTCCGTGGCTTGACCATGGCCGCCCTGTCAGCCATGTACTGGACTCTCACCCATGACGATGAAGAATACAAGCGTCAGGAACAGGAAACCAAAGATAACAACTGGCTGATCCCATCCTTGGGTATTAAGATCCCTATCCCGTTTGAGATCGGTGTGATCTTCAAAGTCATACCTGAGAGGCTCATGGCTTTGACCTTGGGTGAGGATACGAACAAAGACTTCATGGAATCCATGATTCGGAATCTGCGTTCGACACTGGCCATTGACTACTTGCCGCAGGCCATCAAGCCGTTCGTGGAGACAGAGACTAACTTCTCCCTGTTTACACGCAGACCTATTGTTGGCCAAGGTCTTGAGGGTGTTGCCCCGGAGTTCCAAGTTGGCCCCGGAACCTCATCGCTTGCCGCTACCTTAGGTTCTACCTTGGGCATGTCGCCTATGAAGATCGACCACTTGATCGGTGGCTACACGGGTACGATGGGTATGTACATGGTCAGCGCCTTGGATGGTGTTATAAACATGAACACCGACACGCCTGTTGCGTCTAAACGCTTTGAGCAGTTGCCACTCATCAAACGCTTTGCGTTGGATCCAGAGGCCAGAGGTACGGTCACCAGCTACTACAACCTCAAAAACGCCACGGATGAAGCTGTACGAACATCCAGCTTACTTGAGCGCACGATGGACTTTGAGGAACGTAACAAGTACATGCAAGACAACATCAGGATGCTTGCAAACAAGGATTACATCCTTGACCTAGAGAAGACCATGAAAGAGTTCCGTCAGATGCAAGTCCTGATCCGTAGCTCTAGGATGGATGCCGATGCCAAGCGAGAGGCTCTTCTGAGAATCAACCAAGCTCAGAACGCCTTAACCGCCAACATCAACATGATCAGGGCGAATGTAATGTGAGATGACCCGCCTCGAATAGCCATCCAATGGTCTTTCGATGGGCTTCATCCCACGCATCAAACCTAGCCTGCTTGCCAAAGTCTTTGCCTTGGTCTATGAGCATATGGCATGTGTGGCACAAGGCCGCGATCCGGTAGTCGTGAGCCTTGATGCCCATGCCCTTGCCATCGCGTTGTTGGTTAGAATGGGCGGCTACAACCGTCCCATCCTCAGCCCCGCACCTCTGACAAGGGCAGTCTCGTACAAGGTCAAGCAGTTTCCTGTTACGGTACATCTTGTTTACTTATAAATTCAATGTACTGAGCAATCTCTTTGCCGGTGTAGTCGATGTTGCCGTAGCTGCGGAATCGTTCAGCTAGTCGTTTAAACGCAGCCTGCTGGGCTGCCTGCCAAACCTCGTAGCTCCAGCCTCCGTCGTCTTCGAACGCCTTGCTGCCAACAAAATCGCAGTACTCCTGTTTACACTCGTTCATAGGAATGCCTGAAACTCTGCCAGCTTCTTGGCGTAGTGACGGGCTTTCTCTGCGTCGTCAGTACCCTCCTTGCGTCCGGCTCTCATGGCGTACTTGATGACGTTGCCCTTAAGGAAGCCCACGAACTCCTCAGGTGTTAGGACTGACTCCATGACCTCCCATGGTTGCATATCCATGGTTTTGTAATGGTCGCCATCAACTTGGTAATCATCTGCTCTGTTTATCATCTTCTTCCTTTAGTTTAAACATGTAGTGCTGTGCCGGGAACTTTGCTTTGGTCTTTACAAATTTGCGGAGCCAGTCAGCCCCGCCCAGTTCTTGAAACATCAACCACTCAAGGTCAGACATACGCATGTTACGTGGCTTAAGTGGCATAGGTGGCTTAGGTCTGGGCACGCTTCATACTCCTTACATAAGCGGCAAAGCTTGACGTAGTGTCGCCACCGTTTTTCATAGCCTCAAACTCCTTAGCCACCTCTTCCAAGGTGTTGTTCCTAATCTGATTGCTTACAGGATCCAGTTGCTTCATGATCATCTGCCGCTTGCGCCATCCCAGCGCACGCTCCCATATGTTTAAACGCTCTTCAATCATGCTGCCTGCCTTTCTTCGTTATCTGCCAATATTTTCCCAAGCTTGCTAAGGTAAATGAGTTCGCTTGTCTCTTGATCATCCTCAAGCATTGTTGATGCCGCCGTAAACGTTGCCGCCGTGCCCGCTTGAAGCCTTGGTGAAACAACGTGGCATTCATAGCCTGCCCACTCAAACTCCTGTAAACCACGGATGTGTTCTTTAACTACCGTTGTTTTGTCGCCATACTTTCGTTCATGCTCCTTGACGTAATGCACAATCTTTTTGGCTTGGCCTGATGGTGTCCGGATGCTCTTGTCTCTGTCCTTGAAATAATACGGGGTCTGGTCATTGTTTACGCCAAAGGTTACGCGATCACCGTTCTTTTTGACAATAACATTCCAACGGTTTTCTCGCTCTGACCACCAGTCGTGTGCCGCAACAAAATAGTTCTGAGCAATAACTTTGCACTCCTGAATTGATCTCTCTTCATCTTCCAGATACTCTGCCGGACTCCAAGATTTTTTATAAAAAACGGATGATTGGCCGTTTGCCTTGCGGGAGTTTGGATTTTTTGCCGGAACTGTATGCGCTATGGTTCTTAGTTCATCGCAGAAACTTATGACCCCCGTCTTTTTGTTGACGGTAATGTACATATTGACCCACAATAACTTGCCACGGTAATCAAAAGACATTCCAAATTGGTACGGAACACCAGATGCCTGTGATACGTGCCAAGGTAGCTTTTTCATTTTGATAGCAAATACAAATTTTGCAAAGAATTTTTTCTTAGTATTTATAGTTTCTTCGCACGATGCAGAGATGCACATGATTGCCGGTAGCGGCTTAGTTACATCCACCACTTTAGTCTCATCATCCCACGACACTAAGAATGGATTTGGCACATGGACACCAAGCTTCTTTAGGCCAACAACTGAATCCTTTGGGATCCAAGATCCGCTCATGGTTGGAAGCTTTACATTATTAAATGTGTGTTCCAGTCGATCCAGTAGGTCTGAGAAATCCTGTTTCTTTTCTTTGTCGTATTTGCGGGGCTGACGTGGCTCCACTGCTACAGGAGCCTCAAACTTAACCTCAGGTTGAACCTCAGGTAAAACTTTGGGTGGAACTTCAGGCTTAACACTTGTTGTTCTAAAGTGTTTAAACAGATGGTTGATGAAGCTGCGAACTTTGTCTATGAGTGAATATGCTAGGGTTGTCATGCTAACTCCGGAAAGGCTTTGTCTACCATTGCTTTGATCTTCTCGTTGGTGATCCGCTTTTGCTCTGAGGCCTTAATCATGGGCATCACAAACCAACGATACCTATTGTTTGCTTGCACTCTTGCGAGGATTAGGTGTTTGTTTATTCTGACTTTCATTTGGTTTCCTGTATTCCAATACTTCGTTAAGTAAACGCTCCATCTCATCAGCCGCCATTAAATGAAACGGACTAATTGGTTTGTGGCTTGCTATTGAACGCATCATGCCGATGGTTGTTCGTGCAGTTGTTTCACTCAAGGGCTTCATGTGTTCTTCTCCTTATTTATTTAGTTCGGCCAACATTTCGTCCGTCAGTTCTCTGACTCGCAGCAACGCGGCTTCCATGTCTGCCTTGTGTTTAAACTCACGTGTAATGGCCAGCTTGATGTTGGCCAGTGTTGCGTACATGTCTACACCCTTCAAGGCAAACAGCAGTTGAGTCTCATCGTCAGGATAATCAAACTCCAAAACAGCTTTTGACTTCATGGCGTGTAAACATTCATGATGAGCACAATCAATATGATTGCCACTGAGCAGATACACGTCCAAATCAAATCTTCGTCATGCGGTGAATTGCCTAATAGAGTGGATTGAACCCACAGTTCCTCAGGCGTGACCTCAGGAGCCGGTTGCTCATACATGCATCCAATCAAGACCTTGCCAGTGTTATACGGTGTCGTTTTCATGAAATCTCTCCAACATAAGTTCTGTAATCCAAAATCCAGCGGGGTTCTTTGACATGCCTTTGGCAATCATTTCGTCTGGTGTGCGGCATCTTCGGTCTTTGCCATGCTCTCCGGTTCGATGTCTGTCAAAGGCTTTGTTGCTGTTGAAATATTCATTACAGCCAGTGCATTGATTCCTTGATCCACTAAGTTTCATTGGGAACCTCTAATCTGCGTTCGACCGAAAGCTCTTCGATAATCAGTTCAGCAAATGATTTGCCTGACGGGAACCTCATCTTGGCCGCATTGTTTTGATTGACCACGGCTATGGCCTTCTCAATCCCTGCGTTGAACCCTGATGTGTATGGATCCCCAGTGGACAGGCGACTGTCAATCGCCTCCCGAATCATTTGAGCCATCGTGATCTTCTTAAGCTTTGCAAACTTCTTCATGCGTAGATGTTCGTCTTCCGACACATACGTCATGAACGGTTTAAACTTCTTAAAATGGGTCATCAATTACCTTCGTTTTCTCGTATGAACGGATGAGTAAATCAAACTTAGCTTTGGCTTCTACATTGCCATGAAGCTCCGTTCTTGATTCAATACCACAGCGTTTAGACAGCAAGTGGGTTGCGTCTATCTCGTTGTCGCATGACAAGAACTCTTGGAAGTCAGGGTCACGGCAAAGCATTCCGGCCTTTTGAACTCGGTTGTCGTATGGCGTGGGTGACTCATCATCTTGGATGCGAACCACCGCACAGGCATACCTCGCCCCAACAAAGTCACGCAGAATCTCTTCCGGTACTTCGTCAGGGTGCAGAGCAAGCGTCAAGATAAAACCTGTGCGGTCTTGCTTGAGCGCTACCTTACGGGCTTCAAACTGTAGTGCCATCTTGTTCTTTGATACCAAGGCGTGACTCAAGGTAAGAGATCACATACTCAAGGCCGTTGTGGTGAAGCTTCAGTTCTCGGTTGTGCTTCAAACATTCATTGGCTCGACGCTCTTGAAACTCAGCAGCATTTTTCCATTTATCAATCTCGTTGTTTAAACGAGTGATCTCTTTACGCAGCACGTCTTGACCGGCAGTGGGTGGTGTAGCTACCGGCTTTGCCTTTTTAACTTTTACCTTATGCAACACTTGGTACACATAAGCAACCGTTGCGTTACATGCATCCGCAATTTTATTGATGGGTGCAGAAGGATTGGCTTCTTTAAACTCTCGTATTTGTTTTGCTTTGTTAATCATGATCTCTCCTTAGAATGGGACTTCGTTGTCATCGACAGGGAATTGTTGGGCTTGGTTCTCATGGCGGGGACTGCCTTGCTCTTCGGGAACAAAGCGGTTTACTTTCAAGGCCAAGTAGGTCTTGCCACTGGTTGGGCTGACGTTCTTCCAACCGGATAGCTTGATGATGGTCAGGCCGTTCTCGGTCTTGATGGCCGTCATGTCCTTCAAGTTAAGGGCGATCGTGCCTGAGTAGTCAGGAGACAGGGTAGTCTTCTTGACTGGCTCGGCAAACAGATTTCCCGAATCGGGGCGTGTCTCGAAAGGTTTCTTTGCGTATGTACTCATTTTGTTTCCTCAGTTAGTTGTAGCTTCAAGGTTTTGAAGCGGCTTAAGATCTCCTCGTACAGAGGAGGGTGCGTTTCCTTCAGCGAATCAAGCTGAAGTTCATTGCTCTTCCAGTAGCTGTTTAAACCTGCTACTGTGGTGCAGTGGGTCGTCCACTCAATCATTCCTTCGGTAAACAACTTACGGCTCTCATCAGACGGATCCCATGTAGTGGGCTGAATCGTCTTCTTAGGCGCAGTCTTGGCAATGATCTTTTCGTACTTCGGCCCATCTTCCTTTTTAGTCAATTCGCCCATGGTGGTAGGGGCATCGTCTGACTGCGGAAGATCGTCTCCCGAATAGATGTACAGGCCAAGTCCATGCAAGGCAAGCGCTTTGGTCATGCAACGCATGATGGCCGTGTTGACTTGGAAAGCGTCAGGGCTTTGGATAGGTTGGTTACGGTGGTTCATCACTGGCAACATGCATGTACGGCCTTGGCCAAACATAGTGACGGTGACCCATACCATGCCTGTGCCGTTGACATCCATGTAAGGTTTGTCAGCGAACGTGTGGACAATGAATGATGCAGTGGAGTCGGCCTTAAGAGCCTCAGCCCATGCCCACGCCCATGAAAGGTACGTAAGGCCATTCTTCTTTTCGGTGTGCTCGTTGACGTTAAGCTTAAGTAAATCATGCGGTGACATTGATTTCTCCTTGGTACTGTTTACACCACTTGCTGACTCCACAGAAATCTCCTGTGCAGCGCTTGGGTTCTCCTTGGCGGGTTTCGACATAGCCTTTTTCCTTTTCTGCCAACTCTGTGGCTTCTTCTATGGTTTGAAATAAACGGATCGCAGACTTGCGTCCTTCTCTCTTTACAGCAAAGACGGTTTCGCTCATCCATCTTTCCTCATCGGTGCAAGCCTGTAGCTCCTCACCAAACTCATGATTCACCTTGGCATTGCGGTGCATCTCTAAACGCTTACGGACGTAGGCCTCTGTGGTTACAGAGTCCCACATTGGGATGTCAATCATCACGGCCTCAGCTTCGGGATAGTTGTCCTGAGCAGAGTGGGGCGTGTAGTCTTTGATGATCGCGCAGATCTGCAAGCCCTTGACTGGCACACGTTTGACCGACTCCACAAGCCACTTGTAGATGTTTAGTTGAATCTCCCAGTCATCTTTGTTACGTGCCATAGCTTGCATCACTGACCAAGCCTTGACAAACTTGTAATCAATGATCACTACCCCGCCCTCGACTTGTTGTTGCAGATCAATCGCTCCGCTGATCACCACGCCATCGACTTCCGTAAAGATGCGTTCCTCGTTGGTGTAGCCCTCACACTCTTTGGCCTCAAGCTTGCCGTGCATGAATGTGCCTAGCTGAGATGCGATCAGCTTAGTCACGTCAATCTCCATCTCTGAATCGTACTGTTCGCGTAACCTTCTAATCTTTGGTGGCGACATTAACTCAGTAACGCTATACTGTGAAGCGCCTTTACTGTAGTAGTTACGTGAGACTAAAGCCACTATGGGTGCGGGCAGATTCTGTTTGTTGGTTATCTTCATCTTCTCTCCAAGGTTGTTTATGAATCCGAACTACAATGATAGTGATGTTACATCAGAATTGCAAGTGCTATCACAAATTATTTTTGGTGAGCCAGCTTCGAAAGCAAATTCGAGGAGGGTTGTACGCTTCGGTGGTATGTCTAGACTGATTAAGTCTAAGAAAGCATTAAGTTACTCTGATGTTTTTAAACAACAGTGCAAGCCGTTAGCTACACTAATGACAGGGGATCTGCGGATTACTCTGCATATTTATTACGCCTCAAGGCGACCCGACTTGGATGAGAGCCTGATCCTAGACCTGATGCAGGGTCTTATATATGAGAACGATCGTCAGGTTAAAGAGAGGCATTGCTACTGGGGGCTAGACCCTGAGAACCCCCGCACAGAGATGATCATTGAAAAGATCCCTGAGGTAGCGCCAAAAAAAGGCCCCGTCAAGCGAACCAGACGGGGCTAATCTCAACAAAGGCAACTGCTGAGAGGAGAGAGAACCTTGATTATAAGGAGTTTCGTCAGTTTTGTCAGTTCCGTTTTCGGCTTTTCCGAAGAATTTCGGCCTGCCGGGTTTGCTGGTTGGTGTTTAAACGCACCAAAATGCTCCGCCGGGTTCACCTGCTGATGTTTAAACGCACCCGCCGAGACGTACCTAAAACCCGCCGAGACGTACCTTAAAAAATATTTTTGATACCGCTTGACACAACCCAATTAGTTGTGCTTATAATTCAATCGTTGCCGTAGGAAGCAATGATTTAAAGCCGTTACACATGCTCTCGCCCTTGGTCTTTACCTTTGGGTTCCTACCGAGGGCAGTTGTAACGGCTTTTGTCATTTTGAGACTAGGACTGTGCAATGGGTTAGCGCCATTGTGACTTCCTTTCGTTTTGAAACACACTGCTTTATGTGAAGCAGTCCTAGTCTCACCCCCTCCTACGACAACTCGCAAGCGATGCGGTACGTCGGTGGTCGCCTGTTAAATACCCTGTTACACGAGCAAGCCAAAGCAGGGAGCGTGGGCGAAACCTAGAGCGCGGTGGTTGAAATAGTCTGGGTTAGTGCGAGGTGATGACATGGCTCCGAAGGGGAAATCACAGCACAGTGCGAACTTTGGTTATGACCACGGTAAGGCTGTGCTTTGTTCAAACATTCACCAAAGGGGAAAGCTAGAGGCTTATAACAGGGAGTACAGGCGTGTATATGGACACCGAGGCAAGGATTAAAGCATTAAAAGCAGGGATACAGGCTGAACTAGACCGCACCGCAGACAGTGATGTGTTCAACAGTAATCCACAACGCAGAATGGAACTGGAGATTGCATTATTGGAGCAAGGATGTCAGGTTGATCAGGATGAGCATGGCTTGCTAGTCAACCGAAAATTCATTGTGGCGGTGTCTAAATGTAAATGGTGTGTTAAGGGCAAATACGTATGGTATTACTACAAGGACATACCAACGTTCGTAAAAAAATATGTAAGGAGAGAACATGAAACAAGATGAAATTCTAGAGGCACTGCACAAAGTGATCCAAGAGAACAAGCATTACACAACGTGGACTGTATCAACGCCACATTTAGTGGCTTTGGTTAAATTAGCCATTGAGCAAGAGCGTGAGGAGTGTGCAATGATTTGTGAAGCAAGAGCGCGGGATGATCGTGTCTCTAACCATAGGCGTGTTGATGCGGCACTCCTTGCAGAGCGCATCCGAGCAAGGGGATAAGCATGAAGCAACGTGTTTACACGATAGGCGTAGGAGATCAGGTCAGGCTGATTCGTGCATCCAACCGCAGACAAGCGATAGCGCATGTGTCATTAGGGATTATGACAATACGAGTCGCCACACAGGAAGATATTATTAACCAACTAGACAAAGGAGTACCAATAGAGAACTACACCGCACCTGAGCAAATTGAATTAGAACTTTAATTTTCAACATAGGAGAGAAGCATGGAACAAAAATCATTATTTGACAGAATATTTGGTACAGCACCGCAAGAGATGGTGCGAAATACTGATCCGGACACTAGCGTAAGCGCGGCCAATTCTGTAGACTCAACTCAGCTTGAAGCAATGGTCTACGAGGTCATTGCCAAGTATCCAAATGGCTGTACGTCCGACGAAGTCATGAGACATTTTCCCCATCACGGTGTTCAAACCATATCACCTCGGTTTGCTCCTTTGATACGCAAAGGTTTCATTGCCGACACTGGCGAAAGGCGTAAGGCCGCATCAGGTAGATCGCAACGAGTGATGAAAGTGATTAAAAATGACTAGGGATTACAAACAGGAATACGCTAACTACGATGGCACTGAGGCCGTCAAGAAGAAAAGAGCGCAGAGAAACAAAGCCCGCAGAATGCTTGAAGCAAAAGGTGTGGTGCACAAGGGAGATGGCAAAGACGTTGACCACAAAAAACCTTTGAGCAAGGGTGGGACAACGGTCATCAGCAACTTACGAGCGAAACCGGCTGCGGCCAACCGTTCGTTTAAACGTAACCCAGACGGCAGCATGAAATGACTCCTGCTTTTGTGGATCAATTCCACTTCAACGAGTCAACGAGGGTAGCTTGCCCTTATTGCTCGACAGAACGCAAGAAGGCTAACTCAAAGGACATGACCTTAACCCGCAAAGAAGACGGGGCGGTCGTGTTCCACTGCCATCATTGCCAGACAAGCGGCTCAGTACAACCACAACAGGAGAGAAAATTGTCAGCAGTTCCCAACCCAACGATTGTTTCAAACAAACTAGAGCGTTTACACTACGACTGGTTACAGCAGCGGGGCATTTCACAACAGACAGCAGACAAGATGAAGCTGTTTGCATCAGAGAAGTATTTTGGTAAGTTAGGTCGAAGCGCAGATGCAATTGGCTTTCCTTACTTCCGCAACGGTGCATTGGTCGCGGCCAAGTACCGATCATTCCCCGACAAAGACTTTACCCAAGACTCAGGCGGTGCTCATGACTTCTTTGGCATTGATATGGTCAAGAAGGGTGAGCCTTTAATCATTGTAGAGGGGGAGATAGACTGCTTGACCCTCCTCGAACTAGGCATCGAGAACGTAGTGAGTGTGCCATCGGGTGCTCCGATCAAGGTGGCTGATGGTAAGGTCTTGCCGTCCGAGGATAAGAAGTTTGCCTATGTATGGAACGCAAGAGAGATCATTGATGCCGCACCCTACGTAGTCTTAGCCACGGATCAGGACAACGCAGGGCAAGCACTCGCAGAAGAACTAGCCCGAAGGATCGGCAAAGAGAAATGTCGGCTGGCCAAGTTTGCCAAGAAGGATTTAAACGAGGTACATCTTGACGACCCGGCACGGACTGGTGAGGTGTTTAAAGTCATAGACTCTGCCGCTGCGTATCCGATCTCAGGAATCAGCGATGCTGGGACGTACTTTGATCGTTTAAACGATCTTTATACAAAGGGCACGGGCAAGGGGTTCTCAACAGGGTACTCGTCGGTCGATAGCGTTTACACAGTCGCACCGGCACAACTCACTGTTGTAACGGGCTACCCTTCATCGGGTAAGTCCAACTTCATTGATCAGATCATGGTCAACCTTGCACGTGATCATCAGTGGAAGTTCGCAGTGTGTTCATTTGAGAATCAGCCTGAGATCCATATCAGTAGGCTCATGGAGATCTACACCAAGCGTAGGTTCTTTGAAGGCAAAGACAGAATGACGGAACAGGACAAAGACATAGCGTTTAAATTCGTTAAGGATCATTTCTTGTTCATCGATACGAACGGAGAAGAGCCAAGCACGTTGGACTCGATACTTGAGAGGGCACGTGCGGCAGTCAAGCGCATGGGTGTTAGAGGCTTAGTCATTGACCCATATAACTACATAGAGTTACCCAAGGGCGACGGCACAGAGACTGCGGCCATCAGCGATATGCTGACGAGGGTTCAGAAGTTCTGCAAGGCACATGACGTTCATACTTGGTTCATCGCTCACCCATCTAAGGTGACCCGACACGGAATGGAGCAACCTCGCCCCGACGGAATGTCGATTGCGGGATCGATGGCGTGGTGGGCAAAGACCGACTGCGGATTGACTGTCCATCGCAAAGAGCACCACGTAGAAATTGCAGTGTGGAAATGTCGCTATCGGTGGGTGGGTACACAAGGGGAAACAACAATGCTTTACAACAAAACGGCAGGAACTTACTCGGAGAATCTAGATGCCTTCTAATCGTTTAAACAAGGGTGGCTCATCTGGTGAGCTTGCAGGTGAGCTGGCCAGCTCAAAGCGTTTAAACACTCCTGAAGCTCCAGCTCAACTTCAGGACTATCGTTTAAACATACGTGAACATTTTAATCAATACGGGGATGGGGAATTATTATTTCTGTCAGAGCCTGAGTTTGATGCGGCAATCGTTGGCATTTCTGAGCGCATTGGTATGCGTGAGGCCGTGGTCTACGATATATCTAAGATCATTGATGTTCTATGTGAGCGGGACGGCATGGATCGGGACGAGGCCGCAGAGTATTACGAGTTCAATATCCGAGGGGCTTATGTGGGTGAGCGTACCCCCATGTTTATAAACTTGTTAGACGATTTAATTTGGTAAAAAAAAGGGGGCTAAATGCCCCCTGTTTAAACGTCCACAGCAGCCAGCAGCGGACAGCAGCGACAGCGTCACCTGTTTAAACGTGCATAAAAAGCTGCACGCATGATTGAATCGTATTGACCACAATATCGGGGCACTCGATGTTGTCCCATCTTATAAACTCGGAAACTTTTAGGCGCGGCAAACGTGATGTAGGCCTCGCCAATTTCTATGAAGCGTTCATGATTCATAAGATCTATTATGTTTCCGTGTTTGTAAGCGGCTTTGAGAAAATCGGGTGCATGATGGGTTATTGCTTTGACCTTGAACATCAATGCACTTCGCCTGATGGGGGACGCATCATGCGTTCCATTTCATACGTAACACCCACCACCTCCAACATGTCCTCTTTTGAGACATCATTCGACACGGCCAAGGCCACCGAGGCTTTGACAAGTAGGCCAAGGGTTTCCTGTCCGTCTACGTCATTGCCTCCGATCCATTCAATCAGCCCCGCATAGGCCTTGTAAATGCGTTCAAAGTCTTGGTCTTTTGGGGTTCTAATCTTCATGGCTTTTCTCCATGTAAGCCACCAAGGCCATGGCCTCAGCGTTGCCGTGCATCTTCTGAATGATCTCGAACATTTGAGGGGCGATCGCTATCAGTCGGGCATTCGCCCTCTGAGTCGCTATGGGAGTGCCCTTGCTGAAGCAGTCGGCCACGATCGGAATGCCATGGTCGCCCTCATATCCCCAAACTGAGTTACTGGTCTTGAGGCCTCGACGGCCAACAGTCCAAGGGTGCGATGTAATATGTTTAAACATCATGGCCTCCAATAGAATAGGTCAAGCATCAGGACAATAAGTCCCACCAAGAGCAGTACTCGCTCAAGCTTTTGCCATCGTGTGTGCATCATTCTTCCCCCCTTTGTTTTTTTGCATATAAGCAAGAGCATTTTTTGCCTCTTGAATATCGTTGTACAAGTGATCAATCCATGAGCCGTCATCAATATATCGATCAGCCGACATGGCAAGATCACGTAAGGCCGTGGTCAGCCATTTAATTTTTTGTGCGTCAGTCATTGGTCACCTCATAAACTGAATCAATAGACCAGTCACCCCCCACGCCTTGGTCTACAGGGATGAACGCGCCTCCGTCCATGTCTTTGGCGATGTCATAAGCTTGTTCTTCGCTCTCAGCCTCTACGTACTCAAAAAAGTACGTTGTCAGCGAGGCAATCACTTTGTAGGTTTTCATGTCCATTGCTCCACGTCAGTTACTGTTAATTCAGTTACAAGCATGCCCTGTACCTCTACCTTGTCGAGGGCTGAGGCTTCGGCCTCTTCCCTACTAGCGGCATCAATAACCACGTCCACGTAGCCTTCAACGGCCACTGACACGGTGTAAGTCTTGAGGCGCGGTCGTGCGCTCTGCTCATTGGCAACCCAAAGCGCAGAGTAATGATTGTCTAATCCGTCCATGGTTTCTCTCCTAGTGTTTAAACGCTTATCTTCTACTACGGTCATGAGGGGTAAGCCCCCCTCAGGCGGCAAGCTTAAGCTTGGTGAATGTGACTCGGCCTAGGTCATCGAGCGAGTCGATCTGCACGTGGTTCGGGTAGACGTGCGACACGTCAGCATTGATGCCGATGCCGATCGTTGTCACCCCTAGTCGGGCGGCTGATGCCACTTGAGCCTTGGCCTGACGTATGTCGCCTTGGCCGTCCGTCAGCACAAAGCAGAGCCGCCTCTGCTCAGGCCGCCTGTAGAGCATGTTGTGCACGTGCGCGAGGGCGGTCGCGTCATCTGAGCCGCCCATGCCATCGATGGACTCCAAGAGGGTGATCGCCTTTTTGTGATTCATGTTCCAAGGCTTAAGCACTGACGTGTAATCGTCGAATGTCACAAGGGCAGTCGCCACTTGAGCCGCGCTCAGGGTTTCAAGCAGAGCCGCGCACGTAGGGGCGGCTGATGCCATGCGGGTTGTGCGGGGTTGTCCGGCCTTGCCCCTGATGCCGTCATACATCGAGCCGGACACGTCAAGCAGAATGACCACGGCAGAGTCGATTCCCTCTTCCTCATATCTGCGCTGAAACAGATTGGGGCTGATGGAATGCTTGGTCAGTGCCCGAACGTTTAAACGGCCTGACTTAAGGTTGCGCTCGAATGATTCGGTCGCGGTGTTCTCAAACAAACGCTTAACTTCATAACGTAATTTGGCGGGAATCATGATCAGCCTTTCAAGTTAAATTTAGGAGAGTCGCCCACGTGGTACGCATCACGTGCCAAGCGGAATTGTGCAGAGTAAGTGCCTGTGGACTCAGTGCCCTTAGGGGCGCGGTTCTGAGGCTCTACGTTGGCCGCATTCACGCGCACTGGGGGACGTGCTATCCCACCCCCGCCCTCGCCTTGATCGTCGCCCTCAGCCTCGCCTTGGCCGTCTCCTGAGCCTTCGCCCTCGGCATCGCCCTTGCCCTTGTCGCCTTGGCCTTGGTCGTCGCCATCGCCTTGGCCGTCTTCGCCCTCACCCTCACCAGTGCCGCCTTGGCCTTGATCTTCGCCCTCTTCGCCTTCAGCGGGTTCGCCATCATCACAGGGCTGACCTACGTCTTTGCCCTTGGGCTTGTCACTGGGCTTGCCACGTGGGGGCGGCTCAGGGTTAACAGGCGGCTGAGGGGGTTGCTCTTGGTCTAGCATGTTTAAACGCTCATACACCCACACGGCCACGGCCAAGGTATCGAATGAACTAGAGCACAGGGCAGTCCGTCTCACGGCCTCTTCAAAGATGGGCTTCAAGCCCTTGGCCATGGGCACTTGCACTGTCGCGTGGGGACGTGCATACACTGCAAGCACAAAGGGGTATTGCGCGGGATCTGACCAGTCGATTTTGTTGCCATCGCTTTGAACGTGGTCAAGGGCTTGCGTTGCCATGTCATCGATGAGAGTGCCGAGCAGTTCAGCAATGTTGCCTGTGAGTCCCGCCTTGATGGCAGTGGACTCGATCCAAGCGTCTTCGATCGCGTTGTGCAGTGCGTCAACGTATTGGCTATTGGCACGCACGTTGAAGTTGGTGTACTTGCGATGCAGTAATTCATGGATCACAAAGCCAACATACTTGGCGAGGTCTTTGCGAGTCATGATCGCGTCATCGCGCACGTTGGCGAGGCGAATCTTGCCCTTGGAACTGATGGCGGCAGTTTGAGTGCCTTCGCACCATTCGATGGTCACTGAGGGCAGTGTCAAAGCGGCACAAACCTTGTGCCCGAATAATTCAACGGCAGGGCGGAACTCCCAACCAAAATAAGTGTTCTTCATGTTTAAACGCTCCTATTAAATTAAAGTGCTGATCAGCTTGGAATCGATGCATGAAAGCTTTATCGACTCAAGCACTGGGGCTGACTCAGAGGGCTGACGTGCGGCCACGGTTGTCTTCCAAGCCTCATCTACGGTCATTACCTTGACGGCTCGAATGAATGACATTACAGAGCGAATCGAGGGGGCTTCTACAATGTCGCCTGTCTTCGCCTTAGCCCTCGCCACATTGATGGCCTTGAGCACGTGTTCAGCGAGGCGAGGATCGCATCCAGTGCGATTGACCACGGCCTTGGTTTCCAAGTCAAGGGGCATGAAAGTAAACGGCACAATGCGGCTAAAGCGATCGAGGGTTGCCGAGTTCATGGGGGTTGTCCCCGCATAACGGCCTGTTTCATCGCCATTGCCGAATGTGTTATCAGCCCCAAAAATCATGACACCTTGTGCCTTGCGATGCGTCATGCCGCCATAGTTCACCACGGCATCGGCCTCCAAAAAGCCGTTCAATGTGGCAAGGTTTCCCGCATTCGCAAAGCTAATTTCATCGAGCAGAATCACGGTCGCGGGGCTGACGTATGCCTGTAAAAAGTCGCCACGTTTAAACACACTCGAACCATTTTCCAAGGCCTGAGCACCCGCGTAATCGTCGGCAGTGGTTTGCTTGTGAAAGTTATAGCGCACGTAGGGGCGGCCTGTGCGGCTTGCCCACTGGGCGGCACTTTGACTTTTACCAGTGCCTTTATCGCCTCCCATGAACGTGTTTTCGCCAGTGTCTTGAGACAAAATGAAGTGACGCAAAATGCCCTCAGTCCACACAAAGTGAGGATCTACAGGCGGGGCATCGGGTGCGTTGTAAATGTCAACCATCATGGGGTCGCCCTTCATGTCGCGCAGATCAATGCCGAACACGTCAAGACAGGGCTTGCGATCGATGACATGCACCGATGCCATGGCCGCGACTGTCGCATGTGAGCCAGTGGCTTGCACGGCCTCATTAAAGGGCTTGAATGCATCGGCCACGGCCTTGGTCACTTGCGCTTGGATCGAGGCGGCATCGATGCCCTTGGCGGCTTGCTTGCCCATGGCCTTGAGGTCATCGCGCAATTCAGTGATCACGCTCTCAAGGTTTCCGGCCATGGCCTCGGCCTTGATGCCAAGCTTTAGGGCATCGAGTGCCACTTGCTCGGCACGTGATGCCACACTCCCCACGGCTTGCACCATAGAGGCATCGACTGACTCAGTCGCGCTGATGGCCGTCTCAGGGGCGGCTTGAATCATTTCAAGGGTGATGCTACCCGCGATAACCATTTCAGCCAGTGCCTCCATGGCTTCGGTTTTGTTGGCCATGGGACGGCCTTTGAACTGGAGCATTGCCCCATTGAGCACGGTGTTTTTGATACGTGCAATTTGAAGCTTGAGGGTTTGATTTGCAGTTGCCATGATGTTGACTCTCCTATGTTTAAACGAGGGCTAAGGTATCGCCACAGGGGCAGATGGGTAGGCGGGGGTTGCCGTATGAGTCGAATGCCCACTTGGCCGTCAGGCGAACAGTGTAGGAACATGAGGGGCAAGAGGCCTTCAACATGCGAGTGCCTTGCGTCTTGCGCGATGACATGTCAAGGGCGGCATGAGGGTAGTCGCCTAAGCCCTCGATGATTGACCCATAAGCGGCCATGAAAGTGGGTGCACCGACAGTCGCCTTCCAAGTGTTCGAGGCGGGAATCAAGAGCATGGCCTCAGCCAGTTTTTGGAAGTTAACACCGTGGTTCATGCACCCCTTGGCCGTGTGGCAGAGTTCATGAATGAGCACGTCAAAAACACGTGCGGGGTTGTCCAGTGTGGGGCTGATGAAAATTTCATAGTGGCCGTCACTTGAGCGGGTGTCAGCCCAACACTCGCCAATTGCCCCTGAGCGTTTAGCATTAGAGGGCAGAGCGCATGACACGCGAATTGCCAATGGCAGTGTGTGGCCGTTGGCTGAGAATGAGGGGCGTAACTCCTCGACTGCACTCTGTAAGTAGGTTTCTCTCTCAGTATGAATAAGCATGATGTAAGCACCTTTAGGTTGCATGCCGAATTTGGCATGTGTGCATTTTAGGGGCATTGATATTGTTTACACAAGCATGGCAATATTTACTTGACTAAGTTGTGGGGTTATTGGATTGGCATGGTTTTCTAGGCCATCAAAAAAGAAATCAGGCGTGCGCGTGCGCGTAGCATGATGCGTGCCAACGGTCATTTTTTGGCCTGTTTTTGGCCGTGGTTTAAAAACAACAAAACGTCTAGGTGCGTTTTTTTTGAGGGGGTCAAGGGCTGGGTAGCCACTTCGGAAAACGGACGCTCAGAGAGGCCTTAAAATCGATTCTAGAGGCCATAGGGTAAACCCTGATTTTGTGGATAACTACCCCTGTTTTGGCCACTTTTTGTGTGGATAACTTTCGGGCTGGTGTGGATAACGTGGGAAAACCCTTAGTGCACCAAAATGAATAACTTTGTGGATAACTTGTTGCATAATACGAACAGTTCATAACGTGGACTAAGTGAGCATTTATTGAACTGGTCAGTCACAAAATGGAGGCGGTGTTTATGAGTAAGACTACAAAGGCTGAGTATCGAGAGGCCTTGGCCGAGGCCGAGGGGCAATGGGAGGATCAGAGCGCAGAACCCATGAGCGAAGCGAAACAGTTGGCTGATGCTCTAGCTAAGAATGCACCTAAGCCTAGGAAGCGGAGAGACGGACTACCAGTAGCAGGGGAGCACAAAAGAAGCTTGCCGTTGTCGCCATCTGCGATGGCATTCGTGCAAGGGGTTATAAGAGGGCAAAGCCTCAGGCAAAGCTACCGTGAGGGCTTCAAAAACTCGACAGGGAGCGATGCATCTATATCAGCCAATGCCAACAAGCTGATGCGTGATCCAAGGGTTCAAGCACTGCTCAAAGAAGCTTGGGGGGAAACCATAGAGCACTTGGTAGATGACATGGTTGCATCTAAAAGGTATGTGCTCAAGGGCTTGCTTGCACTCAGTAAAGACAGTCAACCAAGCACACAACTTAAAGCACTGGAACTAATGGGTAAAGCCTGTGGCCTGTTTACACCTAGTGATGTTCAAGACAAAGCGCCTGTCACTGCTGACCAACTCAAGCGTGAACTTGCAAGCCACTTGCGTCTACTCAAGGGGGATCGGTCATCGGTGCAAGACGTGCAAGCCACCGCGTTTAAACAGCGCGTGACGTGATGATGCCCCACCCGTTTGATGTGCGTGGACGTGCGTCACCCACCGCCCCCGCACCCCCCGCTGTAGCCGCTGACCACCCGCCCGTCTATTACGCTCTATTCCACTCTTCCATACATCTCCCACAGAACACCCCCCCCTATCCAATCCAAATCCAAACCCCCCACCCTATATATATTTTCGTTTAAACACTTGCGAACGTTCTCATTATCGTTTAAACTCACATCAATGACC